TTCCTGCATACTTTCCCATCCATATTAATCACCTCTTTTTCATTTGACGCCGGTAGACCCAAACCCACTTGAATCACGATCACTTTCTGACAGTTTATCCACCTCAACAAAATGAGCTGTTTCCACTGGAGCTATGACGCCTTGAGCGATGCGGTCACCTTTTCGGATAATATAAGCCCCCTCTAGATATAATCCATCCGCTTGAACAAAATCATCATCGATAGTTCGTAAATAATCCGTTAGTGTTCCTGTCATTGTTCGTAAATTTTTTGTTATAACTCCAACTTCTCCGCGATACGCTGAATCAACCGTCCCAAGAATTACTGTTAAATCTGTGTTAAGTGATATTCCACTTCTAGGTCTCACCTGCAATTCATATCCTGGCGGAATTTCAAAAGCTAATCCAGTTGGCACAACCACTGTTCCTTCTGGTTGTATAATTGTGTCCTCCGCTGCAACTAGATCAAAACCAGCATCGCCTAGCTTAGCGTATTTCGGTAACTCTACATCTTTCAATCTCTTAATCTTCACTCGTAAATGCATTTCCTATCCGCTCCTTATAAGTAACTTTTCAATTTCTCTTTTTGTTTCTTCAACACTTCCAAGGAAAGTTTCGTCTTCCGTTTCTCGTTATCCAATCCCACCAAGTGATATTCCATCTTACGAATCTCGCTTTCTACTACTTGAAGTTCACTTTGCACCTGCACCGCAGTTTCTTTCTTCATGCAATCCCTCCTACAGTCCTAAATGCTCCATAATTTTTCCGATGTTTTCATCAAAACCAAACAACATTTCTCCATTATCTAATTGGAAAGTAGGTAAAGTTTTAATACCTTTTTCAATAGCTTCGTTTTTATAACATATTTGCTCATCTATGTTTTTCTCAATTAGTTCTAATTCAATCCCAGAAGGAAGACTACTCAACATAGCCTTTGCCCTCATACATTTACCGCAATTTTCACCAGTGTACATAATGATCTTAGTTGCCATTCTCTTCATTCTCCTTTGCTTCTGCTAGTAATTTAGTAATTTCAAACGTTCCATGCTGTGTATATTTCATATCATTCTCTCCTTTATTTGTTGCGTAATTAGCAAATACATTACCTTGAAATTCAGTCATTTCGTGATTTCTGTATTTAGATAAGATAGTCATTAATGCAATTGCCGTCCCTTCGAATGTGTGCCGCTGCCCTTTATGGAATCCTGATAAACCTAAATCTCCGCTATCAAAAGCCTTATCAGCTTCTTTTCTGTTCTCCACTGCCGATTGTTGCAACTGTTCGATGTACTCTTGGATCGCTTCCCTCATCACTTGTTACCCCCTTGTAATAACTCTGGATTTTCAAACTTGTTTCCTTTTATATGGTTTAAATTCAATTCACTCCACAATCGCACCGCATTATCTACCTCGTTATCAATCCACCAGACGCCCTCTTCTTGCTTAACTACACCAGTAAATCCATGCGCCTCTTCTACACGGTGGTCATAAAATGTTTGGTAAACGATGTCGCCCCCATAAATTGGATTTCCTTTTTGGTCATTCAGCCCTGTGTACTGCATGTATTGGAGATGATACAATACTTCACTATCTCCACACTCATATTGATCACCTTCGACTGTTTGTACTATTGTATTGAAAAATCTTTCAGCGACAATTCCGTTACTATCAAAGTAAAAGTGAATATTGTCTTCTTCTCCCGTGTAATACATTTTTTTATCTACGTTATCCCATGCTCTATACTGAATCATTCTCTCCATCCCTTTCCAAAAGCCACGCCAGTTCCTCGCAACTCCCCTCAAAGAGATCGCGCCCATCCGGTAGCTTGAATATGTGATTATCGATTAATTTGTTGATTAAAACGTCTTGCTCTTGCTCCATGTTGCCTCCTATTCGAAAATCGGTAATTCAGTATCTATGTGAACTGCCTTTCCACCAATAATACGGATTCCTAATGTTTTTTCTTTCTTTTCGTTATAATCCATGTTGTAAATGACAACCGCATTGTTGCATGTGTACACGAATTCATCCCCAACTTCCATTTGCTCTCCATTCAATTCTTCTTTTAAAGCTTCAAAAAACACGTCTAACTCTTTCATTTTTTCTCCTCCTAGCTTATCTGCTTCTTCTTGTATTTACGCGGTGGTTTTGTTGCCGCTTCGTAAGGATCTATCCCTCTATCCATTCTTGCGTAAAATGAAGATGCGCTTATTCCATTTTTCTGAGCTATTTTTATTAAAGATTCCCATTTTTTGTGTTTCTTTGGTGTTGTTACTGCTTCATAATGGTTCATCCCACTTTTAAGCCTTTTGTATAAAGTTGTATGACTAATTCCGTTCTGTTCCGCAAGTTTTTTCATTCCGGAACTAATTCCAGTTGTACATTTTTTCTTTCTAACTGGTACCGTTATAGCGCGTTCTATCTCCCATCCACGCTTGTTAACTCGTAGATACACATTCATTTTGCTAATCCCATTTTTAGCAGCCTTCTCGTAATCTTCATCAGTAATAACAGGGCCATAATATTTCACAACGCTTCCTCCTTAACTTTTACTGAGCAACGTCTTCCTGTATTGATTGGTGGTGTTGTTGCTGCTTTTTCTAAATCCCATTTCCGGGTATGAATTCGCGACATGAAAGTTTGATAGCTAATCCCATTTTGTTTCGCAATGTTTAACCACATTTTTTCTGCTTTGTTCTTATTTCTCGTAGGTGTTGTTGCTGCTTTTTGACATTCCCAGCCAAGAATATTTAATCTACTGTAAAAGGTGCTGCTGTTTATTCCATTTTCCAACGCTACTTTGATCCATTTTGCATATTTCCTTTCGTATTCGTGTCTAACCGTACCAAGTGGAGCTGATATCGCTAACTCTAAATCCCATTCAAAATCATAGACACGACTGTTCAATCTTTCTCTGTTTACACCGTTAGCTGCTGCCCTTGCATATTCTTCATCAGTTAACCACCGATCTAAAGCCATTCCTTCTCCCTCCTAAACTAGTGCAAAGATTTCAAACGTTTCCTGATTTTTTTAATTGCTCAATTTCTCTCATTTGGGATTTTATGATCCTGATTAGTGGCGCTATATGTTTCTTTATCCCGATAAAATGCTTGTTGTCATAATCCATGGACACAACATCGTCATATAGATTTTTTGCTACTTTATTCGTCACTTGCTTTAACTCTTTTTTCTTCATTTTTCATTCCTCCTAATCTAGCTCCATAATTTCCTTAATTGATCTATCAGACTTGTAAATTTTTACGATTTGTATTTTGTAACCGTGCTTCCCTTTTGCCGCAGCTTCTGCTTCATTGCTATTATTAGCCTCAAACCAATCAATGCTTTGCCTTTGATCCTTATAAAAATCCACAGCGTATGTCGTTATGACGGGTGTCTTTGCTAGGAATCGCTCTGATGTGCTCTTTGCTTTGTAATCGAAAGTACCCAATATGTCGTCAAAGCTTAGTTGACTTCTCATTGTTCAAACCTTCTTTCCAAGTTAACGAACTTCCCGTATTCCTTAATGAACGCCAATTCTACTGATCCAACAGGGCCATTCCTTTGCTTCCCTATAATGATTTCAATCGTGTTTTTATTTTCTGTTTCTCGGTCGTAGTAATCTTCTCGATATAGGAACGCTATGACGTCCGCATCCTGCTCTATTTGCCCGCTCTCGCGTAAATCTGACATCATAGGCCTTTTGTCTTGGCGTTGTTCTACACCTCGGCTCAGCTGAGATAGAGCGACCACACATACATTTAATTGGCGAGCCATTGTTTTTAGTGTCCGGCTAATTTCTCCGATTTCTTGTGTTCGATTCCCTTTATGTACCGGATTGCCTGTTATGAGCTGTAAGTAATCAATAATTACCATGATTTGTTTGCCTGGAAACTCGTCACATAACTTTTTAACTTTCGACCAAATGAAATTTGTTGAAATCCCCGCATCATCGAATATTCGAATGTTTTTGTTATTCAAAACTCCCATAGCTTGTGTTAACTTCGTCCAATCTTCTGGATTTAGCTCCCCTGTTTTCATGCGATTCCCATCAATGTTCCCGTTAATACTGACCATTCTCTTTAGTAGTTCTTTTTTTCCCATTTCGAGTGAGAAAATAGCAACCACATCACCTTCACCTTGTTCCCCTGCTGCATTATTTCCTACGTTTAAACAGAATGCTGTCTTCCCTACAGATGGGCGAGCCGCAACAATTATGAACTCCTGTGGTTTGAATCCTGCCGTCATGCGGTTTAGTTCCGTAAAACCTGTATTCATTCCAGCCAATCCGCGAATCGGATTCTCTAGCTCCCCGAAAACCTCTATAAGTCCATCCTTAATTCGCCCGTCACTGTTCTTGTCTTCCCTACTTAAATTCAGTAGCGCTGCCATTTGAGTTTGAATAGCAAGTTCTGTATCATTTTCGCTATGAACCGCTTGTTTCAGCGCTTCTGTATTTCTTACAACCTCTCGATCTCGCCATTTACTCCATACGATTTTTTCATAGTATTTAATATTAGAAGTACTTGGTGTAGTCTCAGATAATTGAGCGAGATATCCGATTCCACCGACATCCTCTATAAGCCCTTTCTCAGCCAATCTAGCGGTCATTGTTACAAGGTCTATCGGTTCGTTTCCATTATCAATTTCGAGCATTGTACGGAAGATATGGACGTGTTGAGGACGATACATCTGCTCTGGTTGTAAATTGACATCTTTTATCTTGTCTGGGTCTAATATTAGTCCTCCCAAAAGACCTTGCTCCGCTTGAATGCTGTATAGTCCCGTGTAATCTAGTGTCTGCGTCATTTACTTCCCCTCCGTTTAATCCCCAATATCTTCGCTATGTCTTTTAAATGCTTTTCCCGTTCCTCTGGCGGCGCCACGTCTTTGCTATTTTCATCCCACCGACTGAACATTGTTTTTGTCTCCAAAACAGTCGGTCCTGTATATTTCACTTCATGATCTTCTTTTAATAAGTCGGCTGGTTTAGGAGGAAATTGATTATATTTCGCATAGTTAGAAAGGTTCTTTAGCATTTCCTCATATTCTTGTTCCGATAGAATAGTAGTCCATAAATCAATTTTCATTTGTGTCACTTCAAATATCGGATACAATGCACTAATTGCTTTTAATAATTCAAACGTTTGCTTCTTATTCAAGGTCAAAGTCCTCCTCTCTTAACTCTTTTTTACCTTTAATCACTTTAGTCTGGTTCTTTTCTTTCTCGTTCTTAATTTTGACCACTAACGCATCAAACTGTTTTCTTAACTTAGCTGGAGATAGGATGTTAGTTCTCCAAAAGTCATCATTTTGTGTCCAGTTGATCAGGTATTTAATTGCTTCATCCGTTCTATTGTCACGTTCCCTCATTAAACGGAAGTCATTCGCCCATTTATCTAAGTTAGGTTCTTTTGCTGAAGGATTGTTTTGTAACATTAATTCGAATAACAATTTAGCGTTCTCCAGGTCGGAAGTTGAAAACTTTTGACAAGAAGTCTTTTTCTTTGTTGTAGTCTCTGTAGTAATCTCTGTATTTGTCCCACGTTCTAATGAGGGAGCCTCTCCCTTTTCAGTGTGGGAGCCTCCCTCGTTATAATGTGGGAGGGTATCACTTTCTAATGTGATAGGGTCTTGATATAAAATGGATATTTTTTGGATATTTTCTACTATTGGTTCTACATACATAACATTGTTGAGCCTAGTTCCGTTAACTATGATGGTGCGAAATTCAATTAAAATTAATTTTCTTTTTAGTAAGTATTTACAAGCTTCTAATACTTGCCGTTTGGTAAAACCGAATGAGTCAGCTAGCTGTTGATAACTCTTTTGAAGCTTGTCCGCCTTAAATTTTTGTTTATAACGAATTTCATTTGTTTTCTCATCGCGTATCTCAGTTGGTTTATACCAATAAAAGATTTCACTTAATACGGTAATGGCAACCATATATGGCTTACCGTTATCTAAAGTAAGGTGCTTAAACCAACCTTGGTCCATCGTATTACCACGTAAGTTTATTCTTGCGATTTTCATCACATTGCTGTTCATTTAGTTCACCTTCTTCATTTCCGTTTCATAGAAGCAATCTGTTTCATCGATTTCGCCAGTTAAATGAATTCTTTCCGTATTTACAACCTTTCGGACTGGATATACACATTCATAACCGTCTTTCGCCATTTTATATATCCGTTTTCCAATTTCCGTTTTGTTTGTATCTCGTAAGTATTTGTTTTCATTCTTTTTACTTGGAATTAAGAAACTATATCGTTTTGATCTGTATACCGTTTCCATCTACATCTCCCTCTCACATATAGCAAATCCTTTCGATACTTTCAGGACCCTATAACCTGGGTAGCGTTTCGGATTTATATATTTCAGTACGTTTTGTTTTACTTCGTCCGTTGAATTTGCCTCCTGCCACACCCATTGCGGCAGGAGCACCCTTGTCTGTTTATCGATCATTGCTCAATTACGATGTCAGGCTGTTCTTGATTTGTAGTGACATCATTTACCTCTTCAGCTTCAATAAATTCTGGTTCTGCTGTAATATCTTTTCGAACCACTTCGTCATGCTGTGCCTGCGTTTGAACTTCAATACTGATTGGTAGGTATTTGAACATTGCTCTTACAACTGTTTTCTTAGCCATTTCTTCATAATCAGTATCCCAAGGGCTATAACTCTTTGATTTCGCTCTAGTACGACGCTTTTCAACTTCGCTTTTTGGCATGAACTCCATTTGGTAACCACCATCTTTAAAATGTGCAACTGCATAAGCTCCAATGAATACCCCACGTTCTCCAAATGAAGGTTTGTGCTTTAATGTAGGTTGTAAGCCTAATTCGTATTCAAATTCATCGTTCTCGTACACAGCATGAGCATAAATGCTTTGGATATGACCAGAACGTCTAGCAAGATCAATCATCCCCTTGTAACCGATAATGAACTGTACTTCTTTTACCCATTGAGGGTTTTGTTTCGTTCCAGCGTTCTTATTGAAGGGGATTAAGTAACAATGCCCTAACAATCCTGGTTCAAGTCCAAGTTGCACAGCCTGCATAACCGCTCCCATAAGTGAAGGTACTGTACATTCAAGTAATGTTGGATTTGTTCGAATCGTTGTAAGTGCAATACGGCTCATACGATCCATATCCATATGCTTTGGTAATGCTTCAGCCATTTTAGGGCCCATCTTTTTCATATAAGCCTCTACCGTTTGTTCTGGTGATGCTGGTGCTGTCTCCTTACGACTTGCTAATTGATTTTTAATAGTTTCATTGTTTGCCATTATTTATTTCCTCCTAATGTTTAATAATTTTATTTAGCAAGGATAACCTTCATATAAATCATCCTGCATATCTGTATAGAAATTGCCATCCCATTCTGCACTTTGACAGCAAACCTCTTCAAGTGTTTCAAAGTCTTTACCCTCACCGATTTCAAGGTTGTTAGATTCAACGTATCCTCTTGCAGCTTCCTCATCTTCAAACCATTCAAAATTAGGGCATTTATAAATATCTCCTAACTTTTCAAATGTTTCTGTACCGGAAATCCCTCTATAGTAGTAATCGTGATATTCAAGTTCCGCTCCGCAACATGGGCATTCCATATTCATTTCCTCCCTATTTAACTGTGAATTTTCTACTTTGAGATGGTTTTAAATACTGCTTGTACAAGTCTGGTTGTTCTTCTTTCAATCGTTTGCTATCAATCCGGTTAGAAATTTGCGTCTTCCAAGAAACCTTGTAGTTCTCTGTTTTTCCAATCTCATTTGAACCAAGCTTTGCTTTAATTTTGTTTTCGTACTCTGTTTTTTGTTGCTCTAATACTTTAATTTCCTTGTCTACTTGGTTACGAGCTTCTATTAATAACTCAATCTCGTTCCCTAACTCAATCTCACTATCATCAATCGGCTCAGGATACATTTCTTTTAGTAATGAAGTGGAAGCTTCTGAACCGTCAAACATTGGTGGAATACCTTTATCAACATGGTTTAACCAGAAATCTTTTTCGATGTCGATTAGGTACTGAATGATGTCTTCATCGCGCTCTATCTTCTTGTATGTAAATTTGTTGCCTCCAATTAGAACTGCTATCCACCAAGATTTATAACCAGTTACAGCCATGTAATGTTGACATTGGATTAAATAAGATGCTGGAATCTCTTCGTCTTCCCACTCTTTTTTTAGATACTCAGATGCGGTTTTACATTCGAGCCCTAGCTCTTCGCCAACAATAAGCCTGTCCACATTTGCGAGCATCCAAGGATATTCTGGATGTTGTAAGATTGCGTTGCATTTTCTAACTTTTAAATTAGTCCGTTTGCTGAACTCGTCAGCTACAATTTCTTCTAATACATTTCCGAAGTAAGCTGCTTCACTAGGTAACTGATCATCAGTGTCTTCGCTGATTTTGTCGTAATAAACTCCTATTGGAGAGCTCCATTTATTTAAACCTGCAATCGCTGCCGCATCAGAACCGCCGATTCCAGCTTTTCTTGATGCAAGCCATTGTTCATGTGTCATATCCTTCGTTGAAATAAATACATTCGCTTCTATCTCACTCACCTGCGACTTTCTTGACTGAATGGTCTTCTACATACTTTCTGATGCAATCGGCTTCTGCATGGATGAAATCACCATTACAATCTAGATATCCTTCGCCGAAGTAGATTTCCCCGCCGCAAACATCACAACAGTCTATGAAATCCTTTTTAGTTGAATCGTGTGGATTACCAATTAATATCGGGTTTTCAATCATTTACCACTACTCCTCATTTACTTATGGAGAATATATTTGGTATAATATAAGTGCGTTATGTCTTATAGTTTCTCCAAACCGTCCTAGGCGTAGGGCGGTTTTTATTTTGTTTCAGTAATAACTTGAATCTTTTCAAATACAATTTCTTCACCAATAATGCTCGATTCACAACCTTCATATCCGCAAGTTTCTTCCCATATCAGGTAGTAAGCTCGCTTAACTAAGTTTTCCTTATGAGGAACTTTCTCTATTTTCCATGGAGAGTTTCCGTCAATATCTCCTGGCTCTGCTAGTTCCTCACAATCTTGTATAACTAAGCCAATTTGGTTGTAAAACTCACTTTCAGCTTTTTTATAATCTAAAAAGTACGTATCACCATGGCTATATCCCATCGCATCAAGAGCTGCTATTCTATAAACTTCCATCACTTCTCTACTCCTTTTCCCCAACATTTATAAATAGGGATGATTGGCATTAATTCAACGATGTCAGCCTTCCATTCAGGCGGTTCACCTTCAAAACGACTATCCACTTCATAATGTTCAAATCTACATAAGTACTTGTTTCCTTTTAAGTCATTGCAATATGTTGGTTCGAAACACGGGTTCATTTTAATTTTCCTTTCTTATCTGTTCGTTTTTATAGTCGCAATATTTTTGAGCGATTTCTTTATCTTTAAATAAAGTTTTATATGTGTAGCCAATACTTTCGAATTGATCTTCACTTGTTATTAATTCTTTTCCTGAAATGCTGTCTTCGTAGTAATTTAAATATTCATCACGTGCATCGCCTTGAATTTTGTACCACGCAAAACCTTCTCCGTTCCTGATAGAAAATGTATACAGTTGTATAGGAGTTGGTTCGTATACTGGAATCTTAGAGCTACAATCACAAGTCTCATATGTTTCTCTTCCTAATGGCGTCGTGTATGGTATTCTACGATTCTCATCGCATTTATCACATTTAGGTTTTGTTTTTCCATTAGAAGCAACTGTATAAAGTTCTGCTTGAAAATCTTTCATCAACTCGCTCACTCGTTCTCTTTTAACCTTGCGTTCTAAATCTTTTCGATCCCACTCTAATTGCTGTTCTTTGCGTTCGTAATCCCTTTTGATTTCCTCGAAATTAGCTTTAACACTTCGTAGCTCTGCATTTTCTTTAGCAAGTTGTTCCATTCTAGATTTATATTCCTCTTTTACTGAATCCAATAAGCTCGATTTAAACTCTTCAATTTGCTCTTCAAACTCACTAGGTTCGTTATAAAAATCTTCTTCGTAATAACTCATTTTCAATTCCCCATTTCTCTCATTTGTTGATGCTTTCACGCATCGGAATATCCAGGAACCCATTTGCTAGGTGGGGAATACCGTTAGATTCCTGAATATTCCGACAAGCAAAGGCTTGTCCTATTTAGCTAGAGTTATATAATGGTACTTCTCGATGAGTTTCACGCAGTTATGTAACTCTTTAGCTTTTAAATCCCTTACCATTTTGATGATGTTTTCTTTGTCTTCCTTATCCTTCTGCTGTTTATCCATCACTTTTCATCCTTCATAAGTCGTTTGTCTATGCGTTCCATTAGGTAAATGAATCCTGCAATTCCGATAACTACAACCAATATCATTAAATGTGAGAATATGCTTTCTTCCATTGTTTACACCGCCTCCTGTTCCTGTTCTTTCTTCAGTCGGTCTATGATGTAGGCTTGTCCTTTTGGTGTTACGTATGTTGTTGTCCATGTGAATGGTTCACCACTAGGTTTTTGTTTAACACCTTGTGCAACCTCGAACAATTCTCTTTCAACTGCTTTTTGTGTTGGCTCAGTAGAACGTTTGAACATTAACTCCCATTCACGAAGTTTCGCGAACAACTGACGTTGACCAATTTTGATATTGTGTTTTGCTGCTAACTTAGCAACTTCACTCACCTTTAATGATTTATCCGATTGCATACACGCTTCTGCGAATGTTACGAGTGGTTGTTGCTGTACAATTTGTTGTTGCGCTGCTGCGAGCTTTTCTTTCTCCTCTTTTAATTTAGTAAGAATGCCAATCATGAACTCTGGATTAGTTACCGCTTGTTCCAGGACTTGATCTGTCATGTATGCTCCGTGTTTTCTAATAGAAGGAAGTACTTCACTCGTTACCCACTTTTTGAATGCTTTCGCTTGTGGCTTGCGACTTGTCATGATTAGCGAGTAAAGACCACTTTCGTTGATGATTGAAGTGTTTTGTTTTCCTCCAAGGGTGTCGGTTAAAGCTACCCCCTTTTCATCCTCATCTAATTTGTTTAGTGCATCCCGGTTGTTCTTGATTTCTAGAATGTCGCAAACATCTTTCGCTACAAACCAAACATCTTCACCTTGTATTACCGTTCGAACCTGTCCGAGTTCTTTATTGTTGAAAACTTGTAATTGATTCATTTTCTTTCCTCCTTATTCGTTTTTTGAGACGTCTCTTTTTGAGACCTGTTTGGTAAAAAAAGAGACTACCTTGTCAATTCATCAATCGTTACATCATACAATCCTGCGAGTAAAGACAATCTATGTAAGTTAGGTTCACGCTTTCCTGTTTCTACTTGAGAATATGAGTTTCTGTTCGTGTAACCCATTGTTTCAGCTACCTCAACCTGTGTGAAACCTTTAGAAAGTCTTAGCTCCCTAATCTTTTCCGTGTTTAATTTCATTCGGTATCACCCTTTGTTCGTTTCGTTGTTTTGAGTATATCATAGGGAGTCTCTTTTTGAGAACCCCTAAATTTAAAAAAATAAAAATTTTTAAAAGTGTTGTCATTTTGAGAACAAATTTGTTAAATTTAAGATATAGGAAATGTATTCATATATATTTAGTGTTAGTAAGTAATAGTTACTAATAAATATTAAGGGGAATAAAAAGAATGGATTACAAATTAATTAGTAGACGTGTTAAAGAGATAAGGACTGACATACTGAAACTTAGTCAAAGGGAATTTGCTGAAGCGTTAGGAATTCAAAGTAGATCTGCTGTTTCGATGTGGGAAAATGAAGAAAGCACGAAATGTCCATCTAAAAAGATGAGCTTAGAAATTGCGAAACTTGCTAATGTATCAGTTTCTTATGTATTAGGTGAATCTGACGAAAAGAATCCTGAATCAGTAGCTAAAGACGACTTAGAACAAGTAATGATAGATATACGTTCTAAAAATCCAGACAAACAAAAAGAACTTATTGAGATGATAAAGCAACTAGTTAAAATATCAGGCGATTGATAGCATCAAATGCTACCGATCGCCTCTTTTATTTTTAATAGCATCTCATAAGACTCAGCATCCCCGCTTTGAGCCGCATTAAAGATACCTTGTAAGTTATTTTCGATTTCTACCAATTCTTTCTCGATGTTAGTTTGTTCCATCCCTAAATCCTCCAATGTTCTCATAGTAGTTTGTGAATTAATTCACATTCATTGAACTTTACTTCGTTTATGATAAAAAGTTCAATAACCCCGAAAATGACGAATGACGTCTTCTGCAAGAGAAGACGTCATTCTTATCTATTTATTAAATTAGATCCCTGTACCAGGACCCATTTCTGAGTACAATGTAATTTGTTCTTGAGCTACCTTAGCTACTTGCTTCGGTTCCTCTTTATTGTCAGCAGGAGCGAATAAAAATCCTCCAGCTAACGCTACGCTTGTAATTAGCGATAGTATTTTTTTCATTTAGCATCACCCAACTAAATTATAGCATTTGTGGGACATTATTCCTAGATATTTTTTCGGCAAATATGAATAAAAAATATTTTGTGACTGTTCGAATAACTGTAAAGCGTCGCTTAATATTTTATGGTCATTTCCTTTCGCAAGAGCGAGATAGAATGTCTCATACGCATCAAATTTTCCGTTCTCGTGTAGTATTTCCATCAAAATATTTAAAGCCTTTTCAAAATTGCCTTTTTGGATTTCTAAATAAGCTTTCTCTGCTTTGACAATAGGTTGTATATTACCTAAATCTACTTTCCAATGGATTTTCAAAAAATCTATTGTGTTTAAGATCATATTCTTTCGTTGCTGCATCTGTTCCCCTGGTCCTTTGTCGATTACAGCTACAGCCCTATTCAAAAAATCCAAAGACTTTTCGAAATCTGTAAATATATAGGATTGTCCTAAAACGCCATATGCCGTTGCTCGGAATATAGGGAAATACTTTTCTGATTGAACGTCATTAATGATTTCATAACAGTATTTACGCATCTTTTCAATTTCCGCACACGTTAGTAGACCATATACTATAGCTTCTTGCACTTTGAATTCCAAGAATGATCTTATATACTCATCATCTAAGCCTTTAGCTTTTTCTATAAGTTCCTCGGAAAGTTTGACCATGTCTTTGTAATTTTCCTGATCGTACCTAACATGTAGAACTACGATACCACAAAGAATTTCCATTTCTGTTGTTTTTGTTTTGAAATTGTTTGTTACTTCTTTATATTTCTCATATAGTGCGTCACCTGACATTTTACCGCTATATCTTAAATATAATAATTCACAGACAATGGCCCATTCATGATGTTTCCCTTCTTTTTCTTTGGAAATTACATCATTCAATATTTCTAATTCGCCATGAGACAAAAGATAATACATAGCTACTTTTTTATTTCCAGGTCTTTTTACAACGTCTGAATATTTACGACAAAATTCCCTTCTAATAGTAACGTCACTTGGATACACCTCTTTAAGCATCTCGCCATACTTATTAAAGAGTAATTGATGTTTACCTTTTAAAAATCGAGACAGTGTTGCAGGATCGATTTTCATCTTTTTTACCAATTTACTACGATTAATGTTCTTGCTATTCATATCTTCAGATATTGTGCTTAACACTCTTTGCATAACTTTGCTCCCCTTCGTTCGGAACAAAAGACACGTTATACCCAATTTGTTACATTTAAGGAAAACGCGTCATTATATCTAGGTTGTGTGTTATAATTATGTATGAAGACTTATGACAAGAGTTCCCCTAAGCGCTTTTAGGGTGGACGGTGTAAGGGTGTTAGCGCACCACTTGCACAGTCATGGGTCTTTTTTACGTCCGTTAATTTTAATGTTTTCATAATACCACAAATTTCCCAAAATTCAGTCGTGGAGTTATCTGATTATTATTGAGAAAGTTGAGAAACCCCTGTACAACAACGTTTCTCGAATTAAAATAATTTGAATATGCAATTGTGCATTAAGACGTTTAAAGAACCCATGTACATATTTTACCACTATTTCTCCTAAAAGAGAACATAAGTTCTTATTTTATTTTTAACTAAGATTAAAAATATATCATATTATCATATTTGACAATAAATCTATCATTTATAGTATATCGATATTCATATAACTATACTGATAGTATGAAAACTTTAGGTGAAACTTTAAAAAAACTTAGGAAAAGTCGTTCGTTAAGACAAGCGGATTTAGCTCATGATCTAAATCTCAGCAGAAGCCAGATTAATAACTACGAAAATGGTTTTTCTGAACCTGATCTTACGACAATGTTTCGTCTCGCCTCCTATTTCAATGTAACATTAGACGTGCTTACCGGACGTACTGACGCTACAGATGATGAAATGCTACATAATACTCTCAATGGTGTTCAAAAAACGTATGGAGCGTTATCTGATAGCCAACGAGAGAGTTTCTGCAAGCAACTTGACCATTACGTGAGATTCTTAGGTGAGAATAAAGAAATATTGTGATTGATTTCATAATAAAAGAAAACTTTTCCAATGACCAGTGGTAAAATTTGACATAATTTGACCAATTTACCCAGTGAGAGCTTAGGCTCTCTTTTTTTATTTCCATTCGACAAAATATGACAAAATAGTTGTAACTGTTTCTGTTATGATAAGTTCGGAAATCTTACATTTTACATAACTGGAGGAACGAAAATGTATAAAAAAATGGGTACAATCGCTTTAACAGGAGCATTTGCTTTTAGTTTAGCAGCGTGCGGAGACACAGAAGTTAAAGAAGTAAGTAAAGACAATGCTCCTAAACAAGAGGAAAAAAAGGACAAAAAAGCATCTACTGAAAACAAAGTTTATAAAATCGGGGATACAGTAGAAGTTAATGGTCTACAACTAACTTTCAGTTCAGCTAAATTCGTTGAACCTAACGAATACATCAAAGCTGAAAAAGGAAAAGTTTTAGAAATCGCGTTCAATGCTAAAAATAATGGAAAGAAAGATATATTTTTCGGAACTTCTGAATTAAAAATCGCTGATGCAGAGGGTAACCAATTCAAAGAGTACTTTGGCGGAGAAAATACTTTTGTGACTGAAAATATTGCACCAGGTAATCAAATCACAAACAAAATGTTGTACGATGTACCAGAAGGCGATAAATTCACAGGTACATTCAAACCTACATTTACATTTGATGAAAAATCTGTGAAATTCGAATTCGAAGTAGCTAAATAAGGAGAAATTAAAATGAAAAGAACAACTGAATTTGTATTAGGACTTATTGGTGGTATTTTTGGTATTATTTGTGCGTTTATTGCTTTAATGATCGGCGGTATGGGAGCTGCATTTGAAGCTGAAGGTGCAGACAGCATCATCGGTTTAGGATGGGGAGCTGTTGCTCTATCTATCTTAGGAATTGTTGGCTGCGTAGTAGTTAAAAAGAATGCTAAAGTTGGCGGTATCATGATGACAGTTGCTGCTATTGGTGGATTCATCTGTATCTCTATCGTTTACTTATTACCAGGAGTATTATTGTTAATCGGCGGATTGATGGGTATCTTCCGTAAGGGTAAAGATACTGTATCTGCTTAAAAGAGGCACTCGAAAGAGTGCTTTTATTTTTTCTCAATGAACGATATACATAAATATGGTAAAATTATTATGGGTTGGGTTAACTTCTTGTATTAAGAAAAAAATATTATTAAAATTAAAGTGGTTATCAAGTCGGAGGCACCTTAGGGTGTCTTTTCTTTATGAAAAAATCCCTACATAAAATGCAGAGATTACATTAAATCTTCAACCATAGGTTCATCATCGTAGCAAAGAGAACCATCAATTTTCTTATTACAATCATCACAATAGTCCCAAGTGCCAGTACCATCCCACTCCGAATGCACACCACTAGTATTTTCGCAAATACAATAATCTTCTTTAAACATAATATCTCCCGCCTAACTAAATATATTTATATAAAAATGATAACATACTAGAACACATTTTCTTTACTAATACGTGTTAATTTTATAATCTAGTTTACTTAAATTTCACGTACTATATCTAATTGATAAAACCTAATTCCACAATAAAGCATATTCTAACCATCTGTCCCCTTATCCTCTAACCAAGTAAGTAGTAAATCCCTTATTTATCCCTCTATCTTAGTGAGTACTTCCCCCAAGTATTAAACAATCCTATATTTTTTATCGTTTCTTCGAATTTAATGTTGACTAAAGGTTTTGAGGGTTTTTATCATGTGGGAACGATTATGGAACACGGCTGGAAGGCAGATTTATCCCCTACTTTGAAAGATCACAAAAAAATAATCAGTCAAAATAGATGGATAAGCGTCTTTGTTTTCGCCATGCGGTCACTTATAAGGTATCCGTATGTATAGACCCTGTTCACTCAGCGATCTTCACCGCATACATCCTTTTTCTATGGCTTGTCCTTGTAATATCGTCCCTACACGACAAACTGAATGTACTCCCTAGCACCGTAATGCTAACGATAACCACCCGAACCTTTTAGGGAATCGTCCCTGGGCAAGTTCTCGCCCTCCCTCATCAGAAGAACAGGATTCCAATGAGGGGTGCTGTTTTTGTAGGCGTATACTCTGTACCCCCTGCACGACCAACAGCTAGCCACGCCGTAACACGTTCCCTCTATATAGAAGCACGGAATCACGCCTTATCAGTTTTTATTAACGTGGTATCAGGCAATTCCACGCGAACAAAAAACAAAAAGGCATCTCCAATTCCTAAATGGCCTGTACATTCACAAGACTTCTAGGTTTAGAGATGCCCGGTATATATCTTTTGGACTACAAAATAATCAAAACTAGTATTTACTAGTTGATATTTATCCAAACAATAGATAAAATGGGTATATCAAAGAAGCCTCGTGAAAAGGCATAGTTGTTTAAGGTTAGTGTTGGTTCACTACTTAAACGTTAACACTGTGGTCGAATACAGTTCATTCTAGTAAGTGTTGGTAGCAATTACTAGAAATCAGTCATTCCCGCTAAAGGTTGGTAGCCGTTAGCATATGGGAGTGGCTTTTTGTTTTGTGTTCATATTCAATTGTCTTTAATTTATCTCGTTCAATCTTTATGTTCTTCGTTTATGTAAAATATCAAATTGTGTTTTGTTTTGTAGAATGTTGCTTGTTGTGTACTACGTTACAATAAGCTTTTTTGTTTGTAAATACCCCTATAAGCCTGTTACATTTCCCTCTATATAAAAAACCAATTTCATTTTTATACTTTTATAATTTTATACTTTTATAAAAAACTAGTTTTCCGAAATTAGAATGATACTTTTTTTATACTTTTATAATTTTATAAAAGTATAAAAGTATATTTTTATAAAAAATACGCTAATATAGCTTGATAATATACCATTTTGAAAATAGGTTTTAAAAACTATCATCTATTTACAGATTAATTATAAATTTTTTATAAAAGTATAAAATTATAAATTTATACTTTACCGTTGGTTTGTTGTGTTATAAAATCAAATTATAAATTTATAAAAGTATAAAAAAACTTTTTTTTACGAGGTGACGGAAAATGTGCAAAGTTATCACAACTGGGAACTTCAAAGGTGGAGTTGGAAAAACTACCAATGCTGTAATGTTGGCTTATACATTCGCGAAACAAGGAAAGAAAACTTTATTAGTAGATTTAGATCCACAAGCAAATGCGACTGATTTACTATTTAACACAATGAAAAAAATATATTCAATCGAACCAGAATTCAAAAGAACATTAGCTATGTCACTTATAGATGCAAACTTGCAGAGTGCGCTAATTAATGTACTGCCTAACTTAGACTTACTTCCTTCTTACGAGGATTTACAAACATATGAAAAATTCCTTTTCAGAAATTTTGAGGATGACTTCTCACAGGATACATATTTCGCAAAACAATTAAGTGCAATCAAAGGAAATTACGATTACATTTTTATCGATGTGCCACCACAATTAAATAAATTTGCAGACAGTGCATTAGTCGCTAGTGACTATGTAATGGTTATTTTACAAACACAAGAAAGATCATTAAAAGGTGCTCAGAAATACGTTGAACATGTATTCTCGTTAGCAGATGATTACAATTTACCATTAGAAATTATTGGGGCATTACCTGTACTAATGCAAAACGGTAATGAAATTGATAAAGATATCCTTCAAGAAGCTGAAGAGATTTTTGGCAAAGCTAATGTGTTCAGTAATATCATTAAACAGATGGCACGCTTAAAGAGATTTGATAGAACAGGAATCACTTATAATCTAAAAGATGTTCATGATAAAAACGTTCATACTGTATACCAAAATATTGCAGGTGAAGTTGAAAAAAGAATTGAGATTTTGGAAGGAATGACAACGGTAAATGGATAACAAATTGAATATAGACAAAGAACAGCTCGGTATGAGAAGAAAGAAAACTGAAGGGTCAGTAACCTTTACACCAGAAAGTAAAGAAAATCAAGAACGTAGTTTTCCTGACGATGATAAGCTCTTTGAAAAACCTAAGAGAAAACTCACTACAAAAGAGTTACCAAAATCTTTCCGGGTTTCATTAGAAACACACACAGCAATATCAACACTTGCTACAATTGAAGATATGAAAATTTATGAAGTAATAAATATGTTAATTGAAGAAAAAGTTGCTTCGTTACCTACACCAAAACAAAAGTTAGTAAAAAACGCTGTAAAACAAGTGCTTGAATCGAAGAAAAATCGAGAATAGGAATGAAGTTAAACTTTATTCCTATCTACATAAACGCATTTATAAATTTATAAAATTATAAAAGTATAAGATTATAATTTTATAAAAATATAACTAGAGGTGATTAATTTGGATAAGCAATACTTAGTGACTGTAACACCTGTACCTGTTCAAAATAATCCTGTAACAAAGGAAAAGAAGTCCTTGTCAACAACAGACAGAAAAAACATAAAAGTATCGCCTGAAACACTGAATAAAATAAAAGCCATCTGCACAATGAAAGACATGAAAAATTACGAGCTTATTGATGAAATGTTAGATTACTATATCGCTAATAAGTTGAATTCAAATGAACAAAATAACCTAAATGACATAATGTCTATACAAAAATAAGCCCTGCTTTCTGTAGGGCTTATTGTTTTAAGTAATTAGATTCTCACCAGAACTTCCACCACGGCTTTTTCTTCTCTTTCGCAGCAGCGACTTCATCCCGAAATTCCTGCATTAATCTCTTCGCTTCCTGCATCTCACGTAGCGTCTTCATAAGCTTCTCATCCCGTGCTTCCAATCGTTTCTCCACTCGTTCATTATGCGATTCTATACTCGCCTTGATTTCCTCGTTGCTTTGCTTTGCCTGCTCACTCAGTCGCTTCTCCATAGCTAACATGTTCTGATTCATTTCTTGCGCCATTACGCTGTACTGCTGTTGTAATTGCTGTTGAATGTGGAATGGGATTAGATCCGTTTCTTGGGATTCCTCTGTCTCCGCATTTGGATTGGCGATTTCTAATCGCTGTGCAATCATCTTCGCTGCCTTTTCTAACGTCATACCGTCATGCTTACTAATCTCAATTAATTTCTCAATCACCATAACGTCATGCTCTGAATATTGGCGTCTGCCACGATTATCTTTCTTTACAACGAATTTCTCTCTTTGCAATACTTCCATGTACTTTCTAAGGGTGCTATCACTTATCCCTAGTCGCTTGTATACTTCACTAGCAGAATAAACAATTTCGTCCGTCATAACGTCACGACACCTCCTAGTGACAGTATTCAATGATGGTGAAAAAAATCCTGCTAATAAAAAAGCCCCAATTAGGGACTCTTATTCTATATTTATTTTTTCACTCATAACATATATATTGTCTGTTACCATCGTAACTCTGCCTAGCTTCGACCGTACAACTGGGTGTGCTGTTTAGTTAAGGAAGAGTTACTATGTTTTTGTCGCAAGACTATCCATGAAATTGCTAATTGAAGAAAATTGAAAGATACGCAAGTTAGAAGAGTTAATATCATACTGCTTATCAGTAATGATGAGGATTGAGGGGAAGAACTTAGATCCTCTCGGCTGCCATGATTCGTTATGCCATTCCTGACTGCGGAAGTATAATTCATACCTGTTGATTTTATCTTGCATAATCTTTTTACTGTAAACTGACTTCTGGACCTCAATGAAGAATGGAGATCTACGCCAAATTGTAAATGCATCGGGTTCCATAAATTCTTTTCCGTACTTCGGTTCAACTTTAAATAGTTTCGGTTTTTCATAATGGATAAGCTGTTTATATACATCTACAATGCCGAGGAAGTGGGGAATCTTTTGGCTAGTTTTTCGTAGGGTGCTAGGTTGAGGGAAATATATATACGGCTGCTGCGAAACATTGGCATCTACATGACCATCTCTTCTTAATCGTTTCATCACCGTATTACAGCAAGTAACTGAATTCTTTAATCCTTGAAAATGCAAATCAACAATGTCATCACGAGACATACATCTAAAACGTTTCAAATCGCTTAGTATCGCTTTATCTCTATTCCTCATCTTCCAACACCCCGAACAATGGAATCTCTTCCTGTGGAGGATTCTGAATTGTCATATCCTCTTTTGGTATGCGAGATGGTTCAACAATTTGTTTCGCCTTACTTAATTCTAAATAGGGAGCTTGCGCTTTCTTTAGTCCGTTTAGCTTTAAAATCATTTGGCCTGATTGTTCTAATTGTTCTGAACCAGGTGTACCCATGATGTTACTGTTAATCGTACTATCGCATTTAAAACCCATTCTTACTGTCATATTCAACTTTAACTTACCATCTAATACTTTTGCATCAGGACGTTGCATAGAAAGCATAAGAAAGACACCCAACGCCCTACCAACTGCCGATATCTTTTCTATTGTGGTCATACACTCTTTTTCATCTTGTAGCATTGCTACTTCATCGATAGCAAGTAAGATATACGGTTTCTGATTATCAGGATTTAATTTGTTATATTCATCAATATGATCCACTTCATACTCTTCCATTAGTTTTCTGCGTTCACGTATTTCCTTCCACACTTTCTGCAACATTATCTTCATTTCGATTTCTTCCATGCACACTTCTTTTACGTGTTTCACTCTTCGCAAGAAATGAAATTCAGAATTCTTTAAGTCTCCTAAGTACAAATGTAATTTATCAGGTGACATGCATTGAATAAGTGTGGACAGCACAACGCGCACCATACTACTTTTACCACTTCCCGTTTCTCCTGCTATTAATAAATGCGGTGTATTTGCTTCAACCATGTCATACACAATCATATTGCCAAATTGGTCCCGACCTACTACAACAGGAAGACGATGTTGTTTTAGTAACGGCAGCCATTTTTTATAACTGTAATTGTACGATTGTAAACCTGCATCTGAATGAAATACGTTTAGTACAAACTTTTTGATATCTCCTTCTATTGCAACGTTCCGTCCTAGTATTTGTTGAAAACAAAACCATTTCTTTTCGATGGTCTTAGGATCCAAACCATTGGGAATGGTGAATATATATCTAACACTTTCTTGTGTGGAGGAAATAGCATGTATCTTTGGATAGATTGGTACTTTACCGCCACGCGTTTGATGGTCCACATATAAACCTGCTTTTCCAAATACCTCTATAAGTTGATGCTTTAAACTTTGTTTATGAAGCCACTCTTTGATGATTCCCATGTGACACCTCCTAGAACATGATTAAGATTTTGATAAATACATAACCGATGAAACAAACCCCACCTATCCTCATTCCGTGATACATTCCATCGCTTAAAAGTTTAGCTGCTGCAACGTGATCATTCTTTACAAGATGCTTCTCTAATATCGCCCCACCAATTGTAGTTACTCCTAAAGCTCCTAATGAAATAAATGTAGTTAACATATAAAACTCCCCTTTATAAACAGAATTTTAAACACTTATGATATATGGGTTTAACGCCTCAAAACCTTGGTAGTGTTACTTTGATAGCTAACTTGATAGCTACTTTGATAGTACAAATACTAGTTACCTTGATAGCGATTAAGCTATTTACTTTGGTAGCTGCTTTGATAACAAGTTTGATAGCTACTTTGGTAGCGACCTTGATAAAGCATATGGTGTACAGCTTGGGCAATTTCTTATTTTTTTGCATTAGTTTAAAAAAGTAAGAAATAGGTCAAGATGTGGATGAGGTGATAAACGTGTTTGGATTGGGGAAAAAGCGTACAAAGTTTGGTCACTATCTTGATCGTAATGGAATAGCACAAATTGAATTAGAAAGAACATCAAAACTAAGTACAGCCACAATTTCTAAAGTGTGTAATGATAAAAAATATAGACCGAAGTTTTCAACGATTATTCAAATCGTTAAAGGTTTGAAGAAATTGGGGAAGAATGTAGATGAACATGATTTTTGGGATATGTAAAACAATATTGTGATTTTACAAAAAAAGGAGCTGTATGGATATGGAGCGAAAATCCGTTGAATATTTCATAGAAATAATGAATGAACGTATTCGATTCTTAACAGATAACATTAATGATTTTGAAAAGGAAATAGAAGCTGCTGATGGCTATGCAAAAGGTCATTTTAAAGGATATAATGCAGCTCGCCGAAGCGAAATTGAATTTATCCAACGACGAATAGAATTTTTAAACAAGACATTAGAGGAGAACAACAACTCAGAAGAAGTTGTTTAAAAAGAACGCACGTTCGTGTATAATGAACTTAAATTACACGAATCGAGGTATCATCATGGAAAATGTAAATTGGGGAACGCCGAAATTACGCGGGAGAGGCATGGTAAAATGGCAGCCTTTCGCCAGTATGCCGGAGCAGTTCGTAGGGATTAGAGAAATACTTAATGAGTTAAATACAATACCAAAACCAATAGTTTCTGAAGATATGAAAGAACAAATTGAACGTAGTCTTATTCACTCGATGCAGAGTAAAGAAGATATATCAATTTCATTTTATCGTGATGGTATGATTCAAGATATGTACATAAATGTTTTACATATTGAACCGATGCTCAAAACCGTGTATTGTACGGATGCTTTCGGATTAAATACTGAGTTTAGATTTAATGAATTAGTGAGTATAAACTAAAAAAAGCCGCCCAATTAAGGACGGCTTTCACTGTTTATTTTTTAATGTACTCGTAAAACCATTTTCCACCTGGTCTAGTATCCATCCACCAAGTAATTTTATCTAGCTCAGTATTAGGTAATACTTCCGTTTGTAAGTACGCTACACCAGTTAATGGATCAGAGACAACCTCTCCTTTAATTCCACGCTCATTCATGGCGTTTGCGACTTCCTGGACCAATGAAATGCCAAAACCACCAGACTTAACATATTGGTAGCCACCATTTGCAACAGATTGTTCCTGTTGTTTCTCTTCTGTAAACCAAGATAAAGATTTGCTTCCTACAAGGTAATTCAAATCACATTTCCCGATACCAGGAACATTACCTGTTTCAGTATATTGCCAGATATCGCAAGCATAAGCTGGTTCTTTACCACCATAACGTGGAATCCAAAGGAAATCAGCTTTTAATCCATTTAAACCATATTTGGTATACATATGATTGCTTACATATAACCCGACTTTCCATCCTTTTGACTTACAGCGATCGATAAACGCTTGAGATGCTGTGGCAAGATTATCAGCTCCACATGATTGCAATGTATCATCTTCAACATCAAGAACAAGGAATTTAGCGTTTGGGCTTGTACGAGCCATAAAATCATCCGCTTCCACAATTGCATCATTCACACTGATATAACATCCATAAGCATATGCTGCATGAGGTACACCGTATTCTTCTAATTTCGCTACATAACGTTGATACCATTCATCCACTTTCTTTGAACCGTATTGAACACGACAAATTGCTAAATCAAGTTGTGGCGCTGCTACATCCCAATTAATATTACCGTTCCATTTTGAAATATCTACAATGTGACCCATTATTTATCCGCTCCTTCACTATTTACATCATGATCAGACCAAATACCAAGTGCGATACCAACTGACAGCAAATAAGGTGCCAATTCATCTAGGAAGCTTTTAGCTTCAGGAACTCCGAATTTAGTAAACAAAAATCCAAGCAAAGAAAAAACCGCAACCCATGTTTTCCAGTTGCGGAATCGTTTTTTGATATTTTCTTTTGACATGTTAATCCCTACTTTCCACCAAATTTAAATAGCGCCGTAATCGCTCCTACAATCACGGCGCCTATAACTGTTGTCCCAAGCCAAAACACTAGCTTATCCAATCTGTCTACACGCATATGCGCGCTTTTTGCTGATTGCTGTGCTTCAATTGCGACTTCTTTTACATTGCCAAGTGTGTCCAACTTTGTTTCAACCCTCGTTAGTCCTACGAGTAGCTCTTTCATATCATCGTGTTTTAATTCAGCCATTATTTTCACTCCCTTATGCAAAATAAAAAGCATGCTATAAGCACGCTTCGTTTTGTTATATAAGTCATATCTTATTAAAAAAACACTCTTTTAGTTATCGCCAAGTAATGTATACAGTAATAAATCAGCAATTATTTGTTGTCCTTTTTCGTTTGGATGAAAATTATCATTATTTATACTATTAAATGGCACACCAAGATTTGTTATTTGATAGCTATAATAACTATACAAATCTATAAACCCTGTCTTATTTTCATCGGATAATTTTTTTACAATTGGATTTATATCTTTTTCTAATCGTTTATTAACTGAATCAGACTCCATTACTTTATTAGAAGTTCTTAATAAGATTTGAGCATTAGTTTTCTGTTGTATCTGTTCAATTGTCCACTTGTATTTTGTTTCGAATTCTTCATTAGATATTTTTCTACCTGCGTCATTTAATCCAGAATTTATAACAACTAAATCAGGATTAATGTTAATAACCTTATCAATTCGTGCAGACATATCAATAATTGTATTACCAGATACTCCTGCATTAACAACATTAACTACATCCGAACCATAAGTAGTTTTCAAAAAGTCATTTATAATCGATACATGACCAGGTTTTCCGTTTGTTTGGAAATTCTGTTCTGTTGTCGAATCACCTAGAAAGACTATAGTTGCTTTTTCTCCCTTATCTAGTTTTTCTATAGCCTTTGTTTTATACGGTATCAAATTTAGTTCGGTTCTTATTTCAGGAGATATCCGCTCTGAAATTTCTTTTTTAGACTCATTGATTTTTTCTTTTACTTCGTCTTTTTTCTTTTTCCCTTCAACTTGACTGTCTTTTTGTGCTTTTTGAACATCAGCTTTGACTTTACCATCATAATAAATTTTACCTACTATAATTGTTGCTAGAAACACAACTGTAATTAATATTGCACTAAACTTATTCATATTTTCCTCCTAAAATAAATCTATATACAAATATTAACCTATTAAAAGATGTTTAATCAATTTTTTCCACCGATATGTTTCAAATTATCACCTCTTATTTAGCAGTAATTTGCCCTACAAAATATTCACCCATCACTCGGAAACCATCATTATTAGGGTGTAGGAGATCATATAAAAATGTCGCGTAATTCCCTTTTCCTATGCCGCTTTCTGCATGCATATCAACAAGAGGACAAGAATACATTTTAGCAATTTTACGTATGCCTTCTGACACTTCTTCCATTTTGGCGCTTGGTCTTGTATCTCTTCCTGATCGAATTGGTGTACAAATATAAATTCTGCATTTTGGATTTTTCAAACGTATATATTCAATAGCTGCACGTAACGCTCCAAATGTTGTTATTTCGTCAAATATCGTATCTTCCTCTGCTCCAACAACACCAAAGTTAATACCTTGTCCAACATCATTGGTTCCGCCAGCAATTGTAATAACATCGTATTTCGTTAAATCTTGAGTTTTAATATCATCAAGAATACATCCAACACCACTAATGCCAGAACGTGCAAGAGTAGCTCCGCTATGACCGAAATTATCAACTGTAGCCCCAGCTTTTCGCATGTAATATTGATACCCTTTAATCACAGTATTACCGTTATCATATTCAGGGACTGTTTTACCATCAAGCCAAGTTATACTATCACCAAAGGTTGCAATCAATTTACCTAGCAATTTATTCGTAGTCATAACAGCCCACGGGATTTGGAATCCATAAGGAACATAACCTTTAGGCTTTGCTATCGATTTTTTAAGAATATAGTTTGGTATATTGCTTACAACAACGTTAACTCTAATATAACGAGTATTTTCTGGAACTGTAGTGGTAAACCATCCAGTCTCACTTTCAGTAAAATCAACTTTCTTAATCCATCTTTGCTCATCATCAAGAAACACTCCAGGTTGAGCGTAATTATAATTACACCCTAACGTTTCACCTGGATTCACTACAATAAGTCTAGATAATTTTATGATTTCACTAGGTGATGTTACCCCTGTATTAGATATAGCTTCTTTTGTTGCCGCGGAATCATCGTATAAATTTAAGGCTTCTATACCAGCTAATTGTTCTGGTTGAATAACAGGAACTTCTGACTTATTCCGCAACCATTTAGGACGAATCCGATACGGTGAATATGCTGTTGGCTTTTTAAACGATTTCGTTAACATATAAGTAGAAAACGCACTATTTAATACATTGACTCTTATGAACTCTGCACCATCAGGTACAGTTTCTGTTAACCATCCAGCTTCATTTTCTGCTAACGTAATCTGTTTCATCCATTTCTTTTCTGATGTGTAATATCCACCCTGACTTTCGTACTTATGCGATGCCCCGATAATTTCTCCCGCTTTAACTTTTATATATCGAGAAAGTGTAATTCCACTTGAAGATACAACAATACCGTTATTAGCTACATAAGTATCTTTTGTTACAGCTGAAGCATCAAATAGATTAAGAATTTCAACATCAGACATTTGCTCTGGTAAGAGTGTTCCATCTAAATGGTCTGTATCAACTCGTAATCCATTAATTTTCCCCACATGATAATCACGATACGTCGGCGGCGGATTCGAACCTAATACAATCATATATGAACTTAACGGACTTATCGATGGTGAAATATTAATCCTGATGTAACGAATGTTTGATGGTATTGTTAATAAATTCGAGCTGTTCCCGGTTATCTTTTGGACGTAATTTAAATTGATGTCATACATTCCTCCGCCATCAATCGTTAATAATCGAGTTGCCCATACATTTTCACCTGGGACTACTTGAATATAATCACTATAACAATTCCCTGCACTTACCATTGGTTTTCCATCCACAAGATAGAAATCGCGAGTTACAGTTTTTTCATTAAAATGGTTGATCTGTACACTATCAAACAATGCACTCGCCTTAATTTTCTTTTGAGGATCTAATGCATCCACACGATCGAGAAAGGTAATGTTGCTTGGGTCTATTTGAATACCGTTAAATGCATTTTCTATAGTATCTAAGTTTTGATTTTGTTCTTGCTTAAAATCTTTGCCGAATCCATTGTTACCTATCCTGTTTAATTTTATCTGCACTTATATCACCATCCTTTCTTGATAATAAAAAAGAGAACCCTAAGGTTCCCTTTATTGATAGGATTGTTCCAAAGTGCCGCTAATTGTAACGTTAATAGCATTTTCTTTCTCTTGTCTAAGAAACAGTGTATCGCTTGGATCGAGTACGATAGAAGCATCGATAATTCTTGTTTCACCAGCTTTAATAATTAAATCTTTCATAATATCAATGGTATTCACTGTAATAGTGATTTTAGCATCCGTTGCATTTGTATTCGTGAAAAGTATTTGTCTGATTGTAAGTTGTTGTTCTTGTTTCACAACATATACTGGTAGTTTTTCTGTTTGAGGTACACCTAAATACACTTTGACTGGTTTCATAAATAATTCCTCCTAATTTATATAAAATTCGTTTTTTAATATATTTCTAGATACTTATACTTAACCGCTTGTCCATGATCTGAATATACGGGCATACGCTTTCTTTCCTGAGGTTTTATTCCTGATGCGGAAATAAAAACTTTTCAACTCTCCTGTTGGTACTCCTAAATCAACGGTCATTATGATATCACCGCCAACAGGGGGTGGATTCGTTTGCTTTGAGGAAACTTTATTCAATACGGTCTCACCATCCATATCTAATAAAGCTGCTTCTACCTCTCCGCCTTCTTCTGTTTTTAACTGGATTTGAACATTTAAATATCTGCCAGAATGTTCATAAGAATAGAACTGACAATCTTGCAATATATTTGATGGTGTTACCCAGAACCATCCATCTATCGAAACATCACCACTTGTAAATGGCGGTTGGTGGCCCATGATGTCAAAGCCGTGTTGAAGGACGCCACCGATAATTACCGCATATCCATCTTCTCGTTCAACACGAACAAGACCACGATGAACATCGAGGCCTCCTGCACCAATATGGACGTATCTATTTTTATCGTCTGGATCTATATACCAAACGCCAGTGTTATCAGCGAATGTTTGCGTATTCATATACAGATTTTTCAACGCTAGGTTTAAGTTTCCGTTATCGTCCAGTAATTGCTGTACTTGCTTCTGCGTCTGCTTAAACTGTGCCTCGATAGCTTCTGGCGACTTCAAATATTTAAAAGTCGATAATTCTACGATAGGTGATTTCGTACTGTCCGTCGGATCGTCTTCGATTTCTATAATACGAATTTTCACAGAAACATCCGCTTCATCATACAGCATATACACGTAATCACCATATTCATATGGGTGCAACGGAAGTCCGTTTTCGATAAGGTTGACTACGTTAACTTTGAATCTCGTTTCTGGTACGTCGTTAATATCTTGCTTACAACGTTCTAATAAAGTATCTTCTGAATTATATCGTTCATCACGTACCGGTTTTTGGTGTATTCGCCCATAAATTTTAGCCATTGGCGATACGTACTCAACTTTAATTTCCTGCTCATTTTTTTTTCCATAACCTCGTATAACTGTAGCAAAGTTACTCATATCGTTTTCTTCTTCGAATGTCTTTAAGTTGTGTCCGTAACGAAACTGTGCATCTACATCCCTACCAATCTCATTTTTAAACATAACGGTTTTGTTTTTGTTATCGATTGTGAACTCGGCACCATATCGATTAAGCGCCTTTTGTAGTAGTGCTAGTCGAGTGTCGTCCCCGAAGTTTTCAAACCGGGTCGCTGCGAATGCTCCCTGATTGATCCACTTCCAACCGGTATCCTTAAAGATGAAGTCCATGCATTGTACGAAATTAGTGTAACCGTTCTTAAGGTCGTACTGCCAATCGTTTATTAAATCGTCAAAGAAAACATGAATGGCGGTAATTACTTTACCGTAATGTCCTTGTTTGTTTAATCCAATTACTATATACTCGTCACCAAACCTATCTGTAATCTTTGCTCGCTTATCAACAAGATTATAAGCGTGTTTTACAGACTCAGTATTCAGTAGATTAAAAGAAAGAGAGAAATCGCCATTTACCCTTCGTTTTCGTCTCACGTTTTTATAATCGCATAACATTTCTTCTTGCCCATTAATGCCTTTTACTACTAAAATACCTATTCACCTCGCTTATAAGTAATAGAATCTAAAGTCAAATTCGATTTTGAAATCTCCTGTTGCACCAGTTAACACAAAGTCATTCCAACCAGATTTTAACGTAATCAATCCCCAGTTTGTTTTCCCGAAAATACTTCCTACCACATTTCGATATGTTTCTACACCATCTAGAGTAATAATATCGTGCGCTGTTGTTGTGATACCTGCGTAACTCCAAAGGTCACCTGTAGTAACGTTTTTTATAGATAGATTATTAGACATACCTTTATACGTTATTTTCAAATCCATAGATTTCGGATCAATGGTAATATCGCCGGCATTGAAGATACGGAAAGATGTTGTATTATGCGTATACTTTATATCTTCAGCAATTAAACCTTGTCCGATTTGCCAAACGTTTGAATCAAAAGTGAGTGGAGATAACGTAGTCCCAATCGACTCAGCAAATGGAGAAAATGCAATAAACTCGATATCAAAGAATCCATATATGCGTTGTTGCTCGATATCGTAAGAACTGTTGCACTTTACTAGCCATCGCTTTCCGGGGTTTCTGGCATCGATAATATAAAACGGTTGTCTACTATCGAATATCTTAAATACTTCATCTCGTAATAACGCATAATCCCACATATCGTACGCCTTTAAATAAAAAGAGCAATTGATTTTTCGCGGTTCGTAAACCGTACCTAAATCGATTGCCCCATGTCGTCCGTCTGTTTCTTCTGTATTATGTTTCGGTGATGGTGAAGACGGGTTGAAGTCTCTCGTTGTAATCCCGATTTCTTCAAGTTTATACGTCTTTCCATCTAACCGTTGTACTATCGTTCCTAATGTCGTTTCTATATCCAACCCGCCATCACCCCTTGTCTCCTAATAAGTATGATTGAATACTTACGTCCTGCATACGCATGTTGTCTAAGTATCCTTTTGTAGATCTCGCGATTTCCCTACCGTCCATCATAATTACGTTTTCAATCGTCATTTCTCGCTGGAAGTTTGATACTGCATCCGTTTTAGACTTACGCCCATTGTCTGCATACACCGAAGGAGCTGAGGCTTTCGCTAAACCTGTACTTACAGAACCTGTATCAACCGCTAACATTTCTGGTTTCATCCAGTTAGCCATATTTTCTGATGTCCTGATTATTGCACTTTTCATTCCATCGACACCCTCTAAATAACCCTGACCGGTATATACACCATAGTCACGGAAAACACGTGAAGGAGAGTGAATCGATAATATGCTTGTGAATTTATCCTTTATACCATTACCTATCTCGGTTACCTTGTCCCAAATACGAGTAGCCATTGATGTAATACCGTTTAACAAACCTTCCATGATGTTCTTACCGATGCTCATCAAGTTAATGCCTTTTAAGAACGAAATGATGTTATTCCAGATATTTGATACCGTATTAGATATCGCACTCAAGATACTTGATGTAGCTGAACTAGCTGCGTTCCAACCTGCAGATATAATATTCCCTACGGCGGACATAACAGAAGAAATCACATTACTAATACCGTTAAAAATCGACTTCACTACGCCCCAAATTGCGTTTAAAACACTAGAGAAAATCGATTGTACTAGATTCAATCCTCCAGTCACAACTGCTCCTATTAACGCCATCGCACCTTGTATGATATTTCCGATAAGCGACATTACACTCGATGTAATCCCTTTTACCGCTTCCCAAGCTGCGCCCCAATCACCTTTCAGAAACGCCGTGAAAAGTTTAATAATATTCGTGATGATGCCAATAACTGAAGTTATAATTCCCATAATCGCTGGGAATACCGCTTGTACTATCGATAAAATGAATTGAATCGCTGGAATTAGTACACCTTTAATAATCTCGGCCACACCCTGGAATAACGCTGAAATTACCGGCATTATCGCTTGGATAATCGACATAACTACCGGAAACACCGCTTGCACCACCTGTAAAATAAGCGGAATCACTGTCGTAGCAACTATCGTTATAATTTCCCCGAATAATTTAATTAGCTCAATGACGATCGGAATTACTGTTTGAATAACAGATTGAATAAGAGGAAATACTTCCTGAACAATTGTAAGTAAAATTGGGATTGCTTCTTGTACGATAATAACAATAATATCTGCGAACAGCTTCAAGACTGCAATCCAAACGCCAACTGATGCTTGGATAATATTCATTATCACTGGGAATACCTCTTGTGCTACCTGCGAAAGCATCGGCATTACTTCAGCCGCTAATTCTGAAAACATTTGGGACAATTCTTGGATTACTTGAGTTATTGCTGGCATAATTCCAATCGTTGTTTCAGCGAACGCTTTTATTAAATCCGTTACCAAAGGCATCATTAATTGGACGTTTTCTCCAAATAGCTTAAATAAATCCGTTGCTAATGGCATTACTTGTTTTACGACGTCACCAAAGAGACTCATAATAGTTGAACCAAGTTCGCCAAACGCTGCACCTAACTCCGCAAATGCCGGCCCTAAAGATGCGAAGCTTTCCATGATGACTTGTCCAGTCTTTTGAAACTCCGGAGCTAACGGTGCGAACGCATCAATAAACCCTTTGGCTAGTGAAGTAATTATCGGCATGATTACAGAAGCTACCGTACTGAAGACACCTTTTATTGATTCCCACGCTGACATCAGTGCTGATTTCGCTTGTTCATTTGTGTTTACGAGTTTGAAAATCGTAGCACCTAACGATGCGACAATAGCAATGACCCAACCTACAGGACCAGATACACCTAGGAATGATAATCCCAAACGAACTATTAAAGGTGTTAAAGTGGCGATCGTATTACCAATTGTTGAAAATGAAGATTTAATGTACTCTACGACTGGCGAAATTGCTGAACTAATTCCTGAAAACTTAGCGCTTATTCCTTCGATCGCTGAACCGAAAGCACCGCCGATCATTTGTCCAAGTCCACTAAACTTTGCTTTTACAGATTCAAAAAAAGCGCCTATCGCGCTACCCGCCGCTGAAAACTTAGCGGGGATTGTCGCAAGATACGCACCAAATGAGTCAATTGCTGATTTAATAGATTCTACAGCTGATACAGTTGTATTTTTTATGGAGTCCCAGGCACTATTCATCGCGTTACGGAATGTCTCGTTATGTTTGTATAGTTGGACTAGCGCTAATCCTAGCAAGGAGAGAATAGCTATAGTTGCACCAATTGGTCCAGTTAAGAATGCGAATGCTGCACGTAGAGCGACCATTGAGGCACTTGCTAGTTTTGCGACAATTGCGCTTTTACCGAGCCAAGTAAGAAGAACCCCGACTGCTGTTATCGTACTACCTATACTACTTATTAAAATTCCTAGTACAGCCATAAAAACAGTGAATGCTGCACCTACAGTGACTATCGTTGCAATAGCTGTTTTCATTGTAGAAGACAAACCGTTAAACCAGTCTGCTAGCGCTTTGATCTTATCAGCTACAACTGATATCGCTGGTGCTAAAGCATCTGTAAATGCACGAGCCGCTACATCAAGAGACGATTGCATTTTTACAACCGCCCCTGCCCAACCTTCGAGCATCGAGTCTGCTGCCTTTTTCGAAGCACCATCCGATTTAATGAGTGACTGCGTTAGTTTATCGATTTTCTCTGGGCCGGCTGAAACAAGTGCCATCATACCGGAAACAGCTTCCGTACCGAAGATAGTGGCTAACGCCGCACCCTTTTGAGCGCTCGTCATTCCTTCCATGCCCGTTTGTAATTCGCCGATAATTTGAGAAAGCGACTTCATATTTCCGCTACTGTCGGTCGTAGTAACGCCGAGTTGCTTCAACATATTAGCGGCTGCTTTTGGTGGTTTGACTAAACGAAGCATTGCAGATCTTAACGCTGTACCAGCCGTCTCACCTTTGATACCTGCGTTAGACATAATACCAACAGATGCTGCAAGTTCTTCCATTCCGATACCTAACTGTGCCGCCGGACCAGCTGCGTACTTAAATGCGTACTGCATATCATATACGCCAGCTGCCGTTGCATTTGCCGCCTGTGCTAGTACGTCTGCCACATGCCCGCTATCTTTTGCTTCCATACCGAATGCATTTAATGCGGAAGTTATCGTATCGGCTACCATTCCGAGGTCTTCACCCGAAGCTGCGGCCGCTGATAGAACGCCTGGTAACGCTGCGGTTGATTGTGCTGCGTCAAATCCTTTCGCTCCTAGCTCAGCATAAGCTGCCGCGACTTGGCCGGTTGAATATACGGAGCTAGTCGCCATTTCCAAGATATCTTTCTTAACTTGACCATATGAACCGCCGGTAAGAACCGCTGCTTTTCTCGTTTGCTGTTCGAATTCCATCGAGTTCTTGATCATACTCCCAAATGCCTTGCCAGAAGCATATGCAAGTGGCGCAAAAGCCGTTGTCATACTTTGACCAACCGATTGTATCCTACGCCCCATTTCTTGCGCTTGATTACCTACATTTTGAAACGTACGTTGCCAACCCGACATATCAGGCGGAGCCGGTGTTGGCGGTGTAGGAATTCGAGGTGGAGGCGGTACATTAGGCGCCGGTATGTTTATTGGCTGACTAACCGCTTGGTGAAAGTTTCTCCATAATTGAGTCGCTTGTGTCAAACTACTTCGCAACGATGATATGTCCGCTAATAGTTGTACCTCTACTCTATTTTGACTAATAATTATTCACCGCCTTTTCCGTTCTGACTTCGTAATGCTCGTTCGATGTCGTCGAATAAAGCTTCGTTTGCGTGAATTTTTTCCGTTAATCGTTCACGCTCTTTTTCTTTTGCCTCTATCGCCCGAGCATTTTCTGGACGTTTAAAGATGTCGTCTAGACTTTTTACCTTCTCGCTCTGGGCATTTCGGTAAAATAAAGCTTGAACACTAGCAATCTCGTAAGTATCTAGTAAGCGTTCACGATATCCAGTAAGCATAATGTGGTACTCCTTAATACTTATCCTTTTAGATTCAAGCGTTGACATACCGAAATACCGAAAACAATCCGCCTGTAAATCATCAACGTTTATTCGTACAGACTCTCGAACGCTTTCTTCTGTTCCTCGCCCATGCTCGCTAGTAACTTGTTCACTGTCTTCTGGAAGAAAAAACTATTTAGAACTACCGCCTTATTTACTTTTAAAATGTCATCGAAAGATAACTCTTCAGAAAATAATTGACGTTCAATTTCTGCCTCAATATCTTTTTGTGTAATACCTTCTTCTGTATGGAGTAATCCGTAATAAATTACATTAATGAAATCTTCAAGACCACCTTGCATTGCCTTTTGTACAAATTCGAATGGACCACCGTTACTATCAATTAATTTAATCGCTTCAATACCGTATTTAAGCTCGTGCTCTTTCCCTTTTACTTCAAAACGTGTATATGATTTAGTCATTTATAAAAACCTCCGTTAATTAGTTAGATTTATTTACAAAAGTAATAGGCGAAGTTCCCTCCGCCTACTCATCAATTCTTTATGGTTGAACGACTGAACCGTCAGGCGCTCCAGATGGGATTGTTGTAACTTTTCCTACAGAAAGCCCACCATTTAATTTTGCCTCAATAGAGTACTTCGAGAATTCCTCATTTTCATGTGAAAGCTCAACGCTGCTCAACATAAACGTTCCGCTTTTCGATTTATACTCACCAGCTTTTGCACTACGTAAGGAAACTTCATGGATTTTAACCAGTTTCTTATTCGTGATAGCTTCCTCGATATAATCAAGTGCCTCGTCACCTTCTGTACTTACGCCTTCGATAGATACAGACTGTGTTACATCGCCGTAATCACTACCGGATTTATCTTTTGTTTTCAATTCAATTTCACCAGCTTCAATAGAGCGTGATCCTGAAGTTTGGTTAAATAATCGAACTGTTTTAGAAGTACTATCTGCTTGCGGGATATCGATTAAATATAACGTCTCTTTCCCTTTAAACTCCGGTGATGCTGCTTGTGTTGTTGTTACTGTTGTTTCAGCCATCCGTATTCCTCCTTGATTTAAATAGTAATTGTGATAAAGCTAAGGTGTTTCGCCGTTACTTGAGTGCCATCTGCTTGCGGAATCGGCTCACATGACGAAACTTCTGCATATAAAAAACCGATTAGCTTAGGCACCTTCGAACTTGTGTTGTACAAGTCAATTGGTCGCCTTTCTAGTCGGTCAATGATCTTATCTTGTAATTCATTTCTGCTTGATACTGTATCGGAATATACCCCGATTTGTATTAAATGATTTCGTGCGTAGTTATCTTTTGAATATCTGTCGATAGTTCCTGTTAACGACTCAACTGTAAGAAACGGTTTTGCTTTTCCCGTTAAAGAAACACCATCATATATCCAAGTAGTAGGAGCGAACTCTTCTAATGACTTTTTCAGCGAATACATTACATCATTTACCGTTGCCATACTATAGACCTCTCGCTGTTTGTTGAATCGCTTTTTCTAAGTCAGAAACTAGCGGTTTTTCGCCCTCGAACATCGTTTTACGCATAAAACCTTTTTTCGTTTTGTGCGTGTATTCTTGAACGGCTGCGTATTCGACATTTGAACCATACAACCATCCAGTTTTGTCTCCGTTTAAAGGTTTTACACTTGGTGGAATACTTCCTGCTAAATTACCTGACTCAACAGGTGCTCTGTTAGAAGCCGTATTAGCTTGTAACCTAGCATGCTTTTCAACGGTATTAGCAACAGGTGTTTTATAACGATCAGAATTCATCATGCGGTAAATATCGTCCATACCTTTGATTCTCGCACTGACTTTCATTAAATCACCCTCTTTACGACTACTTCTCGACGATTGACTCCGCCTAGCCCTCGTTCATCAATTAAGGCGACTACATAACGAATGCCGTTTCTTTCGAGATAATTGACGTCATTTAAATTAATATCGAGATGGAAAGTAACAAGCGCTTCACCTTCTTTTACATCAGTCCCTAAAAACTTTGCTTTATCCTCTAACGTGAACTTTTTCCAAACGACTTGCACCGGCTCTTGAATATCTTTACCCGGAATTTCTTCACCTGTAATTGGATCCTCTTCCTCGGTACCTTTTCGCCAAATAATAATAGATTCACGACGATTTTGTTCGATTAATTCACGATTAGCTCTGATTTGTTCGATGTCCTTTTCAGTTAACACTCGTTATTCCTCCTCTCCGATAATGTAATTCAAACGAGATGAACATTGTGGATGAGGGTTGATTAGTTGAGCTAGCAAACTCTCAGGAATCTTTTTCGGATATCTCCCTGGTCCTAATCCATAAGCATCACGCCTAGCTAATTTGTAGCACATATGCTGTGAGTGATAACGATGTCGATGTCCGTTATCTATTAACTTGTAACCTGTGACAATATCACTCTCGTTACCGTTATAAATAGTAGCCGCTCGGTGTGTATTATTGCTTTCCGTGATTGCTACACGTTCGACTTTCCATTTCTCATTGTCGTGTACTTCTCGTATTTGCTGAGAGATTGAACTAATACTTTCACCTTTGAGCACAGCCGGACGTATTACCTTCGTTAACTCTGCTCGCATATCACCAGCTAAGTTCCATACTCGGTCAGACAGGATTAAACCATCCTCACCTCTACGCTTAAGCATGTTCCTTACGATTTGCTGATTTAAGGAATCTAAATCCTTTATTTCCAATGGAGTCTCAGCAAGTTTAGAACTCGTCCATTTCGATGTATCGCTAATCATCTTTTCAAACGATACTCCTGCTTGCTTACGAAATTCCTTTTCATAAAAGTCTAAATCTCGTAATAAAGCATTCAATCTACCTCGTTTAATTACACCATCTTTTTGGTAGTCATTAATTAAGTCCAATAAAAAGAGACGGATTAGCATAATTGCTGCTACCGTCTCTTCTACTTGTTTTTCATTTTCTTTTTCGTATTGCTTTGATATTTTATCAAGTGTTTCATCAAATTCTCGCTGTAAATCACTCACGGACGATCAACCCTTTTAGCAATTCGAAAGTTAGATCCTGAACCATCGTATTCCGCTCTTTTGCTGCTCCATAAGTCATAATAATGTTGCGCTAAGTCACGGTAATTCTTAGACACACTGGATTTATCTACACTCTCTTCACCATCCGTATATTTGAACGATGATGCTTCAGTCGTCGCTTTCGCCATTAAGTCTACATAGCGATAATAAAACGTAACTAACTGCGCTTGTTTATCATTAAGAACGGTTAGCGACGAAAAGCTATTTGCTAATAAAGTCTCATCAAAAAGCACTTCGTCGGCTTGCAACCGCTGTTTCAATTCCTCTACGCTAATAAAACCTTCCGTCGCCATAGCCGTCACTCCTCTGTAGTTACCTTCTGAGTACGCTTGCGTGTAGCGGACTTTTTCGGTGCTGACTCACCTTTTTCACCCGCATCTGCTTGCGCTTCGATAATTTCGACGTAACCAATCGATGCTAAATGCAACGCCGATTTCTCGTCGATTTCAATTTGTGAGCCGATACCGTGTCCATCCACGATACCGCCCACTACTTTAACTTTAGTCATTATTCGGCTGCTACGTCAGCATGGAATAGTAATGATGGTTTTTCTACAATTGGGAAACCTGCTGCCGCTACACGAATTACTGATTCGATTGGTTCGAATTTATCGTAAGCACGTAAATCAATACCTGGTTTGTAGTCGTTTTCTACTGTTGGGCCATATACGAAATTACCAAGACCATCTGAAACGAATACAACACGATACTTAGGCATAAACTCAATCACTTCGTCTTGTCCTGTGTAAACATTACGTACAGTGATTTTACGTTGTTCTACGATTTGAATTGGTGGTAATCCATAACCACCTAAAACATCGTTAACCTCTGCAATCGATACGCGTGTAGCACCATCTTTTGCTACACCACGAGCTTCAGCGATAATACCTTTGTTCTTTTGTAATAACGCTTGCGTTTCGCGAGTCATCAGAATCACATCAGCCTTTTTGCCATTTGTATCAGTATATTTATCACTCCATGTGATTAAATTGCCAATGGCATCAGCATTTGCATCTGTCCAAGCATTTGCACCAGTTAAAGCAACTTTATGATCAGTTGGAATACCATAATCAACTACGATTTTCACACCGTTTTTGTTGTAATCGAATTTACCTTTTGTAACAGCTTCTAATTTCGCAATATCTACGCGGCGTTGTAATGCTTTTACTAAATCCGCACCTTTAACAATTAACTTTTCAATCATCGCTCTATGTTCAGCATCAGAGCGTGATTGATTTAATGCAAGTAACTCTTCTTCTGTCGCAATATATTTAAGCCCCATTTTAGCAAGTTCGCCCATTTTAGAAGCAACTGCATCACGGTCAATTACTGGCGGTTCTGCACCATATCCAATCATTGCTGCAATATGGTTCGTCTTTTTAATTACGTCATATGCGAAAGTCGTTGAAAATACTTGATCATTTGGTAAGAAGCGATCCGCTAATGTTGGAGCATCCTGTTTTTCCTTTTCTAATGCATCAACTAACCCACGTAGCGCTGGCTTTTGAAATTCTTTTAATTGAGTAATACCCGACATTTAATTTCCTCCTTATAATTACGTTAAATGGCATAATAAAAAGTCGCTTTACTTGGCGACTTGATTAGATGTGTTTAACATATCTAATTAATGGTGTTGCTTTCTTGAATGAATCCGTTAACCCTACAAGTTTCGCTTCATAAACCGAACCTTTGACAACTACTTGGCCAACAACTCCATCATTTTTACCATCACAATCCCAATCAATATCAAGGATAGCAAATTCATCGAATCCTGGTTCAAGTGTACCCGGTGTTTTTTCTTTATAAGGCTCAAACTTACCTGTAGTAGTATTACGCGCAATCGCTGTACCGCATTCAATGTACTTTGCACCAAATTTAGCGGCATCTAATGTAGCTCCACCTTCGATATATTGTAAATGCTCGCTCGCTAAAATATTTTTACCACTTTTAAATGGTTTTTCAGTAAATTTAGGTGTATAAATAGGCATTTAATTTCCTCCTCTTATAATTTTCCTTTTGCTTTTAATTCAGCATATAAGTTACGACCAACATCTGTTGGGTCCTTTGGTTCTGGATTACCTCTTCTTGGATTGCCTGGCGAAGGATCAGCTCCAGTCCCTAAAGGTAAAATTACTTGTTTTACAGATTCAAGGGACACTTTTAATTCATCCTCTGAATCACCTTTTAACAGGTCTTTCACTAAAACAACTTGTTCAGGAGCATATCCAGCACCCACTAAGAGAGTTTCCTTCTTAGCATCTATAGTTTTCACCTTTTCATCAGCTACTTGCTTTTCTAAGTTTTGATATAGCTCTTTATACTTTTCTTGTTCCTCTAAATTCTTACGTTCTGCTTCCTGACGCTCTTTTTCTGCCTTCGCATCCGTTTCTGCTTTCGCATTTGCTAAAGCTTCAGCAATCATACGTTGAACATCTTCATCAGTATGCGTTGCTTTCGGCGGGTCATTAGGTGCCGGTGGATCATTTGGCACTGGCGGTTCAGGATTCGGATCAGAAAAGAATTGTAAGAATCCGTATTTCGAATTTACTTTCGGTGTAAATAGCTTAGTAGACTTCTTTTTCTTTGATAGAGTCATCTATCCAGTACCTCCTCTATATGGATCTGTATTTTGTCTCGCCCTTTGTTGTTCATTTGAAATTTCTTGTTTCTTCGCTGTGATATTCTCTACGCCTAAACGATTCATCGCTCCAGCAATAGATTCAAGCCCTGCTGAGGTTTCTTCAGTTAACAACGAAACTAATTCTTTGCGATTATCCGGTAAAGGAAGCACAAATCGTATTTCATTGTCGTAATCTTCTCTAATAGATTTAACTACTTCTTTGTCATAACCGAATATTGGCTTATTAACCCTAGCTTGTAAGTAGCGAATGGTTTTTTCGTGCAATTCTTCTAATCTCGGGCCCCATGACAACCAATGTTCTTCAGTTTCTTGGATGATATCGTGAAATAGTACGTGTAATGTTTCACTATTCAATCCCCCGAAGTTCATTTCAGATGGCACAATTTGAGGTAGTGAAGTAATTTCATGCAACGCACCTTTTACCCTCGCATATTGGTCTTTAAAGGCATCTTTCCAACGGAAACCACCTTCAACCTTTTTAATATCTGGATTCTTTCCATCCATGCCACCTTTTGCCTCAATTACAGCACCTGGTGCAATCTGTAGTTTATCAGCTGTCCCGTCAGGTACATTTAGTAAGGCTGTCATAGAGAACATTTCGAACTTAAGTGAGTCTAGAGCATCTTCATTCATGCTGTTTAATATGTCAGTTTGCTCTTTCATATCATCAACTTCTGTATTATCAGCGGCCGAAGCACTCAAATCATTCACAGGGAACAGTACAACCGGAATGAAATCTATCCCCATTGCTGTTTTAGGCATAATTTGTTTGATAACATTTAGCGATTTATCATAAATAGCCTCTTCAATGAAGCACTTACCATTTTCTAAAACAAACGTTTGTTTAGATATAACTTCTTCATTATCAAGGCGCTTGAAATTAACGAAATGAACTGCTTCTAATTCGTCGTAATCGTCGTCTGAATAAATCGGAATCACTTCTATATCAGGACGGAAAACCCACTTAATTTTACCGCTTTTTGGATTAAACACGATTTTACAAGCGACCCTACCAACAATCAGGCGATCTCTTGCTGCCTGTATCAGCTTTTCTCGCATTTTATTGTCTTTCCAAAGCTTATATAATAGCTTTTCATAGTTATCGGCTCGTTGATTCTCAATCATTTGCTCTTTAGATGGCTTATACTCCATTTGTAGCATCTCTTCAATCGAATCAATTTGCTTTGGAGAAACGGAAATACCATGTTTACCCGCCATTTGCCAACGTGCTTTTTCATTAATCATGACTTTGAAATAATTCGTAGCATAACGAGTAGGATCATAATCCAATCCATCAGGCCGTGGTAAATCTCTAGCTTTTACAAGTTGCCCTGTATTTGGATCTACGTGCTGCTTTCCATCGTAATACTCGTAATATCGAATTTGCCTATTAATACGATTCCAAGTTTCTTTCCCAATGGCTTGTTGCCAGGGGGAAAACAAAAGTTCATCCATATCAAGAGGATTTAATATATTGTAGTCTGCAATCGGTTGATTCATTGTTCACCTCCTTTCTATCGCATTCTTTTAGCGATAGTTCTTACTACTGTTGAACTATTACCTGCTGCCGAAACAGCCATTTCTAAACTATCAGGTAAATCATCGTGCATATTCGTTCCGTAGTACTGAAATTGTTCTAATAATAAAGAATGTCTTCTATCAAACTGAATTTCTCCATTTTCAATACGAGGTATTAATGCTTCTATACGTAATTCCTTATTAAATCGTTGTTTCACCTTGTGTAAACGTGTATCAGCTGGGTAACCAACTGATACTAACTTCTTTTGCAACATATCAGCAAAGAATTCTTGTGCTGCTTGGGCTTCAACGGCAATTACATCAGGTCTGAAATGCAATACATCTTTAGTGATTACCTTCATAAACTCATCTGGCTTCACTTTTTCACCATAAGAGCCAATAACATAAATGGTATCGTTCTCTTTATGCTTCGCTACAACAGAAATGGCAGAATAGTCACCACGCTGTTTACCCATAGCTAAGTCAACACCCATAGAAATGAAGTATTCTCCATTTAAGAAATTACGGTTTAAGTCTTTATCGTTCCAATAATTGAAGTTATCAGGATTAAAAACCATACTTTCTTCATCAATTGGGTTGTTTTGATATTCCGTATTAAATGCCTTACTGCCGTCATCCCATTTAAACTTCATTAATTTAAATAATGGTTGTGCTTCTTCCCAAAGAACTTCTGATCCTTCTAACATCTCATCATAGTGAGCCGTAAAGAATAACTCGGCGTCTCTTGCTCTTGTTTTATTCTCTCTATCCTTATAAATCGACTCACATTCAGCCCACAAATCTTGCCTTGTAGGTGGTTTAATTAACGCCCTGTATTTACGAGATTCAAAGTCAGACCGTCGCTCCATGACATCGATTAAAAGTGATTGTGGATGGACTGTCGTACCCATGAATACGATTGCCGTCCGTTTTCCTTCCGGATCACCTAACGGAATTACTACCTGAGCGAACCAATCCTTTAGGTCCTGGCGTAATTGAGCCGTATTTGTATTACTTTTATCCTCCAAATCATCACACACGATTAAATCCGGTCGTTTACCATTCCAATTTCGTCCACGTAGCGCTTGTCCAGTAGAAACCGCTTGTACTAACGTTAGCAATTTCTTTTCGTCTTTTCCTTTAGGTTCCCAAGCAATGAATTCAGAAGTATTATCTTTAGGGTTCATCTGCTGCTTAACGTGTAATAATGGCCCGAAATCCCGTCGTAATTTCTCATTACTTTGTAATTGGAGTTTAATCCACTCTAAATTAGCACTAGATACACTAGGAGTTTCCGAAATTAAGATGATATAGAACCTTTTACGGTAGCAAATCTCATGAATCGGAAAAGCCTTCGATAAGTAAGAAGATTTTGCATGAGAACGAGGCGCGGCAACAACAACACGCTTATTGATTTCTTCTATAGACACCACATTCATGATGTCACATATCTCTTCATGGAAATGCGGTGCATATTCTGTAATGTCGTCCAAATTAAAGTCGTCAGGGACCTTAAATTCAGGAATCCAGTTACCTGTATTGTCTTTGTTTCGGTTTTCACCAAAGTAGTTATAAGCGAAGAACAGTAAATCTGTTTCGCCACGATTAATGTCCTGGAGACGGTTATATTCATCGATATATGTTTTTAGTTCTAGCTTTTCATCATCATTCAACTTATTTCTATTACGAACCCTAGGAACGATGTATCTTTTTAATTGAGTAATCTTCTCCATGCGCTCTTTTCTGCTAAACCATTCTTCATTTATCCAAGCGATATAGACCGCCTCCTTTCATAAATTCGTTTGACTACGTGTAAAGTAATAGCTATAATGAATGTAACAAAATAATGTAACGTTACATTAAATAGGAGGTAATACATATGTCTGGTGTAGTTCAACCTATTCGTACAAAACGAGACATCGAAAAAATGAAAAAAGCGCTAGCTGGAAAGCCGCGTGACTTGTTACTGTTCATATTTGGTATTAATTCTGCATTACGTATTTCCGACATACTGAAGTTGAAAGTAGGTGATATACGTGGTAAGGAAAGTATCGTTTTAAAAGAAACGAAAACTAAAAAACAAAAGCGATTTCATCTAAATGATTCTATAAAAAAAGCTGTCACAGAATTGATTCCTGAAACAGCACATGATAACGATTGGTTATTTCCTTCCCGAAAAGGAGACAACGCAATAACTCGTATTCAAGCTTATAGAATTTTAAATGCTGCAGCTGATCGCGCTGGATTAAAAGTTGAGATTGGAACGCATACCCTACGTAAGACGTTCGCTTTTCATGCTTATAAAAACGGAACAGATTTATCTATCCTACAAACAATCTTGAATCATTCTAGCCAACGCGACACTCTTGTATATATTGGCATTGAACAAAAACAAATTGATGATGTTTATATAGGCGTGAATCTGTAAGACTGCATCTTGACGATGTGGTCTTTTTTGTTTTACACTTGCGTAAAGTCAAAAGTTAATTTTGATACGCGGATTTTTAGTGTGCCTGGCGAGCACCTTTCAATTTAGAAGGCCCCGGGGGTTTTATTAATTTGCATGTTTAATACGTATTTCCGTATATATAATGTAACAAAAACACCTTTTGTTACATTTATCATTGTTTACAAACCTTATTAAACCAACGTTTATGAGGTTTATTTTATTTATTTTTCATTTACTACTTTTATGCATGCGTTATATCAACGTTTGTAGCCTGTGTTATGAGTACAATTACTGTATAGAATCATGCATAAACTACTGAAAAATTATGATGGTGTGTCTGTCCTGAGCGAGCGACTGACTAACAGTAAACCTCAGTACACTCCCTATCCTAACCCTCAACCGAGTTTCTTCTATTATATAGCCGTCAAACAACCTATCACTTTACATCTGTCTCTTCTTCAATCCGTTCCTTAAACGATGCAATGTCCTTATCGATTCCTTCATAGTCAATCTTATTAGTAGCATCCTTTGTTTCTACCTCTACCTTATCAACTAACATGCCGTTGATTTGTAGTGCCAGTTTAGCCATCGCGGCATTCCCATCTCGAATAGCAATCTCTGATAATGATTCGATTAACTCTGGTAATCTATCCTGACTATTACGTACCATTTGTTTCTTTAGCTCTCGTTCGAATAACGGATCATTACGCCAGTTCTGTATGGATTGTCTAGATACTCCACATATCTTAGCAATCTCATCATTTGTTTTACCACCCTTATTAGGAAGTGCAAAATAATTAATTGCAGTTAGGTGTTCTGTATTTAATCGTTTAAGCGCCATAATTGTACACCTCCTTTCTACTTCTTTATTTCCTGAAACTCATAATCAGCAGGCCCATCTGGTGACAATTCACATGCGACGCAATGCATATCGTAACCATGAGCCTTACCTTGTTCATCAAGTACTTCAACTCTTATTACACCTTTAGTAAGGCAACTGTATTCAAATTCAGGGTGTACCTTCGGAGTAGTTACCTTTAATACGTCGTAACCACTTATGCGTATTAATTCACCATCGTTTCTCTCTACAGTTTCACCAAGACTATGATCAATCTTTCCTACTGTAATTGGTAATGGTTTATCATCAATTGTTACTTGCGTTATAACTAATGACATATATCAAGACCCCGTTCCTTATGTTTGTATTTGATTCCAATATTTAAAACCTTCGTGTATCACCATAATGTAGAGCTTCCTCTATTTAAGGGACAAGATTAAGATATAATTTCATTGGTAAAACAGCTGTATCCCTTGTGGTTCTAAGCGTGGACCCTGTTTTTAGTTGTCCGAATAAAGTCGTCTTTTTAGCTGATTTGTCCGAATAAAGTCGTGTTCATTATCAGTACGTTATCAATTAGACAATGAATTTCAGTAATGTCTCATAGTTTTCTTCGGTTGTACAGCCACATCGATCTAGTCTACTTAGCAAAGCATCAGCAAACTCATAGTTTTCATTGCAATCCATATAAGCTTTTTTCGCTCCTTCTAAAGTTGCGTTATGCCTAATTGCCAATATTTCAATTGCACTATAATTCTCTTCTTTTTCTATATCTGTAAGCCTGATAATAAAGCTGTAATCAGGTCCATACTCATCGTTACCATGATTGATAATTGTAGTTCTGGTAATTGCCATTCCGTTATCTAAATAAGCATTAAGCTTCTTAATTACCGAATCCTTATCAATTGGCTGACGAATATGTTCATTAAGTTCATCTAAGTGATTATCAACTTCATAAGATTTCGTTAAAGCTTCTGTTACCCATTCTGATAATATCTTTCGTTCACTAACGAGCTTCCTTAACTTTTCGTAATCCATTAATGACCACCTCTATTTTCGTTCGTTATGTTGGTTTGTTTTGGTGAAATCATCTCTTAAACCTTTGATTAATACTTGGAGGCCGAAAGCATCAGCCAAAGAGAATTTAGCCAAATTTTCTCCAATAACTAAACTGATTGTTTTTTCCTCTTTATTCACTATAATTCCAAAACTATCCCCATATTCAGTATGAAAGTATTGTTCCCATTCTTCCATTACCATCACCTCGTTATTTCTTCACATTAAACATAGCCTGTAACGTCTTATCAGGTTCGCAACCCTTTCGATAAAACACATTAGGATTAAACGTGTATCTCTCCGGCTCATTACCAACCTTTATCCTCGCCACTACATAACTTCCATCTATCGTCATTTTAGGCAACCTTCGCCCTAATGTATCTGAGTTAATGCCAATCGCTTCTGATAATTCTCTACGATTGAACCAACGTATCTTCTTCGGATCTACTTCTGAAGGATTCTCACATAATGCATTCGTATCATAATGAATAAATGGCAGCATGCGATAAATCAGCCCAATATCAGTAGCTTTCACTTCACGATACACACGTCTAATCTTTGCTGTGTAAGACTTCACCACATATCGATTACTAAATACACCGCGAAAATGATAACGAGGATTTACCGCGTATATTCCATCTTCTTCTGTAATAATCCTATATTTCATGCATGCCTTGATAAAATCATAAAAGGAACTTCTCTTATGTTTTAATTGCAGTACATTCATCATGTCAGTAGTGGTCATTGCTGTTTTATTCGCATTAACCAACGTGCCACCATCATAACTAACGTAGCATTGTAACAGCATTAAATAACCACATTGTGCAGTGGTTAATACACTATAAACCTCATGGAGTGTATCCATATTTGAAGCCGTGAAGTCAGCTTGCCTACCTATTCGGAAGATTTCTAACTCCACTTTCTCTTTATAAGCATCAGATTGTGCGATACTTATCACTTTATGAGATGAACTTGGTGCCGAAATGCGTTTTTCTCCAGATTCATCTACATAAGAAAAAACACTGCCAAAATAGCGGTGTTCATTGGTCAATTCATTCATTTTTATTTGAACCACGTTTCAACGGAATCTTTCTCTTCTCGAATAGGATTGTCTCTAAAAACTTGAAATAAGACCTTTCCAACACGATTAATCATGTCTTCATCTTGTTCTTCATAACCCGCTTCGAAGAAGATGCCATGTAGCAATTCATGTACGAATGTTTCTTCCATTCGATCAGGTGGTAAATCAGCATCTATTTTGATAACTAAATCGTCATATAGAATTTGCCCTAACACACCATGTTCTTTAGCCATCCCTTTAACTGGAACAACTTTATACTTAACTCCGCCAATTTTATAATACGCGTCTTTCATCTACCACTCACCTCATCGATAAACTCTTATATAGAATAAAGAACAGATATTTTTTATTTCTAGTTTTGATTTATGCCACTAATCAGCATACCTTTAATTAACTCAAGAGCTTGTTCTTCGCTAAAACCAGCATCTACATATGATTTATACAAGATGTACATTTGTTGTGCTGGTAATCGTAAGCTTTCCTCAAATTCATCTAATGCTTTTATTTCTGCTCTTACTTCAGTTAATATTTTTTTCAAACAAATTCATTCATCTTCCTCCTCTATCTGCTCATTATTTCCTGCATAAACTTCACTTTGTTAACTATCTCTATTTTTGTTCGATAACAGGAGACGTTTTATCGAAACAAGTAACTAATCTTCTCGGTTCACTTTTTGTATCGATATGAACGCCAGGTGCATAAGTTAAAGCTTCAGCAACAGAATAACTTCCGTCTGGATTCTTTTGTCGTGTTGTCACTTGCATTACACAGCCACCAATCACATTACATACTTTTGTAGACTTCATCCATCCTTGCTCTTGGGAACTAGCCTTGCAAAGTAGAGCGAATGTATCACCATCTCCGTACACTTGTAGGTCCGAAATATTCTTTTTAGCTCCGCGTACTTCTGAAATGTTTAAATCTTTTTCTTTCATCATTATTTCCCCCTCCTCTATTTTCGTTCGTTGTGTTCGTTTGTTTTGTAACATATCGATAATACATGCGGAGGATGCTTACCCATATTAAGATTCCGAAGAAGTCTATCCAATTCATCCCCATATAAGCCAACCTGTTCCTAATCCAATTAAGAAAGGAACACATGATATCTTCAATACATACCACTTATATTCCCAAAAGAACTCTAGTACATCTTTAAAAGTAGTTGGGCCCCACATCATTCTTCATCCCATGTATCTACTTGACCTCGTTCATAAGACCAAATCCCATTCTCTTGTAGAGAAGTAAGTGTTATTTCAACAGGAACATATTTAACTGACAGTTCTTCATCAATAACTTTTTGTGCTAATTTTTTAGTTGGAAGAAAACACGTTTCTTTTAAAGATAGCGTCTCCTCTTGCGTTGATAAATCATAAAATGAGTCTTCTTCGAATTGATAAGCTATAGCGTAAAAATTCATTCTCCTCACTCCTTTTCCCTAAATGCAACACGTTTGCGCTTATCATCACTTAACAACAAACAAGACGCTCACCAGATCACGGCAGCGCCTACGATAATTGCTATTGGTTTAGTCATTCTTACTTATTGTTTTAATACTTGCCAGTTGAGCCATTTCTTTGTCTAAGGATTTAGCAAGTTCTTTCCCATCTAATTCAACACTAACAGAAGTGTTAACTTCACCTTGCATATCAACTTTAAAGAGTTTCATCGCTTCACTTAGTCTTTCAAATCCGTCAGCGCAATTATTAACTAATCCTGTTAGTTCTTCGATACGTTCGCTAGCTTCTTTCGTATCTACATAAACTTTCATTGAAACAACATTATTTTCTTCCATCCTTCATCCTCCTAATCGAATATCCATTTCATTCATAATAACGTTTAATGTGTAATTTCTATATAACAAATAAAATTATTCTCTCTAAACTAAGGGTGGAGCAGTACCCCACCTGTACAAACCGGGCGAACCGATTTTTTCCTAATAAAATTCTATAAAAAATAAAAAGACACCCTTTATGGATGCCTTTTGTTATCATTCATGTTTTTCTCGATTTCTTTTACCATTTCAATGAATTTTTCAATATCATCAAAAGAATTTATAATTTCTAAAAGTTCTTCTGCTTTCTTTTTATCCATCCTTTATCTCCTTGCCATAAAAAATAAACTAATACTCTTTTTAATATAGCAAGTTTGATATTTTTTTATAGTGGTAATTAAACCCTCTTCCCAAAAATAAGAACCGTCACAATTAAGTAACGGCTCCTTTACGACTTATAAAAAAAATTAAAGGGGATGGGAGAAATCTACATTCAAAACATAGGGGTATATGTTTATGTGAAGGTCACTGGTATTCTAGATACTCTCAACCTTCTCCAAGCCACCGCATCAATAGTATGGCTACACGCCCCGTGTCGGTGACTGGGAGAAGACTAAGAATCGTCCTCTCATTTATACTCCGTGGAGATTGTCATGTGATTTAAGGGTATCACGCACCACTTGTCTTATTGGCTCAATACTTCGGCTACTTAATGTCATTTTCGCCAATTTCTTTTACACAATGTGATTATATCCAAGACACATATCTTTCTTCCGGCGCCTTGTTTGAACCAATACACAAGACTGAGGGGAATGTTCAGTTGTATTGGCTCAAACAAAGAGCGAAAGCTCTCTGCTCGTTTAATCGTTTAGAAGAAGAACCTTGACTTACATCAGTTATTGTCGTGAGCAACTCCTAATAAATCAATTGATACTTCTCTTATAGCATGAAGTTCATTCAATCGAACGAACCATCATATCCCATCGGTAAAACGATCCATTTTTAACATAGAAATCAAGAAACCACATGACAGGGTGGTTTTACTACCTATGAGCCTACAAACGAAAGGCGGTACGTTTATACACTCAATGAGAAGTAAAACAGTATGACGAATGCGAGTTATCTCACACCCGCCACACTGGAATATGTCATTGTTATACATTCATTGGTCTTTTCGTCTTAACGCGGGTTCGTACCGCCTTGCCCGCCCTACTATGCGGTATACGTTACCGTGACATTCTCGCATCAGAACATTCACTAATAGGAGTGTTAATCCTCTTCGGTATGCGGTTGTCAAAGGGCTGTTCAAAACTCTTTAATGAGCTTGTAAGATAATAATAATTCGAATCGCGCATTTGCTTATCCGCTCCTTTATCGTTAATTTATCCGCATTTTATCCGTGTTTTTTCACTCAAAACATTCTTCAATTGAACCAAACACTATATCACCTTGTTCATCTTGTAAAAATGATTTTATATCTTCTCTCATCGCTTCGTCATCAATCAAATAATAGAGTTTAAGCATCTTATTTCTATAATCAAGAAACTTACTTTCAAATAGCTCTGCTTTCTTTTCCTGTCTTTTTGCGTAGGACTTTAACCTTTCTGCATTCATTTCTCTTTCCCCCATTTATATAATCAGTAATGACTCAGCGAGTGCCATAATCGCATGTCTCTTTTGTGTATAGAACCAGTTATTTTCTAGCATCATTTGTGCCTTTACAGCTTTATCGCTCATTAATCCATTATTAAGATACTTCCTCTCAATAATTTCTCTCTGCTCTGGATCTAGCGCATGTTCTAACGATCTCTTAATTTGAATGTACTTTATATCCTTTATTTTCTTTGTATTACGTATTTCAACAAAAGGACTACTGATATTTTCTGTTGCACACTCCTCCTGATTAATCATACGAACTTTTAAAGCTCTATAGTTGAACAACGCCTTTGCAACTTCTCTCTGTATCTTTTTGTACTCCTCATTCGTAATTTCTGGAAAGAATGCCAATTGCTCCATCTGTAATCCCCCTATTTCGAATTTGTCTTTTTAACACCACATAAGGTACGTGAAATTTTATTATCTCATTGTTGAATAAGGGAACATCGCGCATTAACATAGCCCCCACCACACTATTGCGCATTGTTCCATTATCCATTAAGCCGATACTTTCTTACTTATGGCTGCTATCTTCTTATCCTCATCATGAATTCTCCAACCATCATTAAAATGGTCCACTAACTCCTGATACTTAAATACATCGAATATCGTAACGTACTGATTATCTCCAAACCCTGGTTCTTTTCGGAATAACGTGTATTCTCGTGTACCTTCGTATCTTCTGATGACACTCACCCCTTTTATGATCTTGTCCATTCACCTAACTTCTTGTCCCATATCACAACGACTAACTCCTGTTTGTTTAGGTACTCCCATAACTTCTTTCTGATAGGGAATCCTTCATTGATTGCCTTCTTGCTCCCTTTAACATCAATCACTTCTATACACCCATCTGAGTACGTTACTTTAAAATCTGGTGTAAACCTAGAGGCTGCCTTTTTCGACTTACCACGCTTCGTTATGCTGCTCTTAATCTCAAAAGAAGGGATTAATATATAACTAGGGTGGCACTCTATATGAGTGACGTCACCCCTGCCTTTTAAGTACTTGTAATAGTTCATTTCTGACTGTGAATCGAAATTGATTCCGTCGTATGTCACTTTCTTCTGTTTAATACGTGGTGCATTCTTTTTCTTAGATGTAGACTTTTTCTTTCTAATCAACTTGTAACCTCACTTTCTATTCAAAGGATTATTTACGCATCTTCCTATCTAATTTCAAAAATTCTTTCCAATGATGTTCATGAAGTTCTTCTACTGTTGTAGGCGTTCTACATATTTTAATTAAAGTCACAATTATGTAGATCCACAGTGGAACACACGGCAAATACGGTAACGTATATGACCATTCCATTCTCCTAACCTCACTTTCTATTCCATTTGTTCTTTACACTCTTCAAGAAAATCAATAACTTCCTGAACATGCTCCCTTGTTGTCATACTCTCCATCACGTATCCTTCATCGTTATAAACATTAACCTTATTTCCTCTAAACTCCATTCCACACATTCCTTCTGCACCTAATAGCTTTACGTTACCTTCCATTCTCTTAACCTCACTTTCTATTCAAAGGATTATTTTGTTCAGTTTTCTAAACTTACAACCACACTCGGAGTATCATCGGACCAAATCGTTTCTTTTTCCTTGTAAATTTCCTCTAACGTTTTATAAACAGGAAATCCAATGCATTCCCACTCGATTTTTTCAGTTGGCTCCATTTCCTCAACAACAAGATCATGTATATCTCCATACTTCATAACATCCATTAAGTAATAACCAACCGCTTCAAATCGATTCTTTGCTCTAATGACTTTAATATGTTCACCGAATGCAAACATTACTTTATAAAAGTTCATTTCCCTCTACCTCCCCTGAATAAAACTCAATATTCCGTAAATACTATAGACACCTAGTTGAGACAAGACCTCCATTAGGTGAGCAGTTAACTTTTGCTAGCTGCTCTTTTATTCCTTCCCTCTGTATATCGCACTAATATCATCCGTGTTCAATGCACATGGCAGGTATATCCCATCAACAAGATCAAAAAGCATGATGAATTTTTCTTCATTCAGATAATCCATAATATCTCTAAAGCTTTCGGTACTAAAAAACGTTTGTTGTTCATCATTACTTTTAAGCGATACATATAAACTGCGATAATTTCCCATATCCATTCCCCTTTTCTACAAAATGAAATTTTTATACTATTCTTCTTCGTCATCTAATCGAATCAACCGAAGCCGCTTTGTGCTATTACCCCATTTTTTTCATAGCTTGGAGCCAACATGCACCGAATCCAATCTAATGATTTATTTGTTTTTTTCACTAACCTCTAAAATTGTTCCCTCTGTAATAAACTGATCACCTTGATACAACGCATATACTCGCTTGTTCCATGGAATATGCATATTCATCCCCCTTTAGTTTAAAATGAAGTTTTTGTTTAGTTATTTTTGTATTCCTTGTGTAAATCTGCTAATGCGTGAAAAGTATTATTTTGAATGAGCCTTAAAACGTCAAATGCTTCATGCGGTGTTAAACCTTCCTCTTCAACCAATCTTGCTAAACCAGTGATTATTAACTGTTGTCCAAAACTATTTTGATTAAATTCAACTTTATTCATTTTTCATTCCCCTTTTCGATTAAAATAACGCTTTTGTTTAGTTTTGTTGAATATTTGAACCCTCAAATTTCGCTTTTAGCCGTTCATACGTTTCTCTTTCCTGCTCTTCTTTTTTCCTTTTGTATTCTTCTTGTTGTTTCTGTTGTTGTAAGAGTCTTTGATTCTCATATTCTTGAATCTCTTCATGAGAGATTATCCCTTTTTCATGCAATGTTTTTCTTAACCAATTATGATTTAACACGTATGCTCTTGCGTTGCCTTTGCCGTACACACCGATTTCACTGCTGCCATCATCTTGGAATTGCTCAACTACTAAGATTCCCTTATCTTTTGTAACGATTGTAATAGCTTTAGCAAATTGAGCCATGTGTGTAAAAGCTATTTCTTTCCCAATTAAATCCTCTTCTTTTGAAATAAAGTACATTTACTATCATCCTTTCGTATTCCTATTTCTTAACAAAATTCAAATTTGGTCTTACTTCACTCCTGTGCTTCCGAAACCACGACTGCGCCTCTCTCTGAATCCGATAGTCTATCCTCAGATTACTAACCTAGCCTGTCCGGTTTGTTCGATTTCAATTTCCGTTTTGTTATGTTTTTTAATATTGCAAGTACGACATAAAACTTGGAGATTATCTGGTGTAGAATCTCCTCCTTTTGTCAGAGGGATTAAATGATCTATATGCGCTTTATCATGTGTGTTCCAATCGTCTGTACGCCTGTCATGAACTTTTATACCGCAACATTGGCATGTCCAATTGTCTTTGTTCAACAATTCCGTTCGTTGAGATGGTGTAAACTTTACATTATGTTTAAGAGAACGCCTTTTAACGCCATAACTATATCTTTTTTCCTGATTTTCTTTTTCCCACTTCCTTCTTTGTTCCGCTCTATGTTCTTTATTCTTTTCATACCATCGCCTATCAGATTCAGCTTTCCGTTCCTTATTTTCCTCATACCATCGTTTAGTTTTTTTAGCTCTACTCTCTTTGTTTTCTTCGTGCCACCGTTTACTATATTCACTTCTGCAATTTCTACATGTCCCTTCACGCCCGTTTTTACATTTCTTATTTTCAGGATAATCACTGTACACTTTCCATTCTTTGCACTTCCTGCATACTTTCCCATCCATATTAATCACCTCTTTTTCATTTGACGCCGGTAGACCCAAACCCACTTGAATCACGATCACTTTCTGACAGTTTATCCACCTCAACAAAATTCGCTGTTACCACTGGCGCTATGACGCCTTGAGCGAGTCTATCACCTTTGCGAATGATATATGAACCTGGCTCACATTTATTTCTTGTTTCCTCTACATATGAATTATCAATGTTCCTTGCTGCATTAGACCATGTATCAAATGAAATGTTATTTACTATAATTCCAACCTCTGATCTATAACCACTATCTACAGTTCCTAAAACCACTCGTAATCTCGTTTTTGCTGATATTCCACTCCTAGGACGTATTTGCATCTCATTTCCTGGTGGAATTTCAAACGCAAGGCCTGTAGGTATTACTTTGGTTTCTCCTGGATTAATAATCACATCCTCAGCCGCTACCAGATCAAAACCAGCATCAAATTCTCTTGCGTATTTTGGCAATTCCACATCTTTCAATCTCTTAATCTTCACTCGTAAATTCATGCTTATCCGCTCCTTATAAGTAACTTTTCAATTTCTCTTTCTGTATCTGCAACTCTTCCAAGGAAAGTTTCGTCTTCCGTTTCTCGTTATCCAATCCCACCAAGTGATATTCCATCTTACGAATCTCGCTTTCTACTACTTGAAGTTCACTTTGCACCTGCACCGCAGTTTCTTTCTTCAT